GACGTAAACGAGGAGTTGGCAGAGACGGTTATCGCCCCAGTAACCCCCAACGTCGTGCCGTTCCATGTTAGGTTTGCGGAATCAACTAAATTGCCCCCCGTACCGGCGTAAGTAACGCGACCTGAAGTCAACGAAGAATCAGTAAAGTCGGCGACGGTCAGCGTTGTGCCATTAAAGGTCATGTTAGCAGAGTCAACCAGCAGACCACCCGTGCTTGCATAAGGTACGCGGGTAGAGGTCAATGACCCCACAGTTAAGTTTGTGCCTAAGAAAAGGCTACGTGGACGAGTAGCCCCTGACGCACCGATGTCGTACGTGTTGTCGGTGAAGATCAGATTACTGGTGATCGTGCTGTTGACCGTAAGGGTATCTGCCGACGAGTCTCCAACAGTTACGTTGCCGTCTAGCTGAAAACCTCCTGTGACCTGCAGTTTGCTAACAACGACGGATCCTGTACCATTTGGCGTAATGTTAATGTTGCCGTTGGTGTTAGTGCTGCTGATCGTGTTGCCATCGACCTGAATGTTGTCGATGTTTAGGATTGTCGGGTTGGTGCCAATCTCAACGACGGTACCACTACCGTTCTTAGTATATAGGCGCTTGTCAAATGTGTTGACGGCCAATTCTGCACCGCCAGCTGCATTAGTTAGGTCACCAGGAGCCGGTGCCCCAGTAGTGTCCTTCTTCTTGGTCAGAATGGTTGTCATGCGTAAGTTCCTCCAGGGATGGTGTCAGTCCAAGTGGGCGAACCTGTACCCCCTGAGATTAAAAAATAACCAGATGTTCCAGCTGCACTAAAGTCATAAGCGGAACCTGTCCCGTAAGCCACGGCCCCCGCTGTTGGTGTTGCTGTAGCATTGGTGCCTCCATTAGCAATAGGTAATGTTCCACTTACGTGGGTCGTCAAACCAATCTTACCATAACTTGGAGCCGCTCCAACACCACCGGAGATTAAAGCATTGCCAGTTGCCACATCAGACAACTTAGTCAGGCTAGTAGTTGTATCAGCTACTAAAAGATCCCCAATCGTGTAGCTAGATTGGCCTGTACCACCATAAAGGGCCGCAATAGTGCTAGCGTTCCATGTACCTGCTGTCAGTGTACCAACCCCGGTGATCCCAGTATATGAGCCGCTGATATAGGCCGATCCCACAACGCCCGAGGTGATCTGGTTGCCATCAATAGCAATCGACACCGTCGCGGCAGTCGTTAGCTGCCCTTGGGCGTTGACTGTAAAGGTGCCCACAGCCGACGACGAACCATAAGCCGCCGCAGTTACCCCAGTGTTGGTGATGCTGAACTGACTACCAGTGAGGGTCAGCCCAGTGCCTGCCGTATAGGTTCCAGCCCCAGAGAACTGCTGCCAGACAATAGCATCGGTGCCGACAATCGTGACCGGGTTAGTCTGCACCCAGCCCGTATTCGCATACTGAGTGCCGTTAGACACAAACGTAAAGTCACCGCTGGCAATCTCAGTCGAGGTGTCAAAATCCGTCGCCCGAGTCAGTACCGTTCCACCAGTTGCCCAAGTGTAAATACCGTTGTTTGCTTGCGTGGCTTCGTTCTTGACCAAAATCCGGTTAGTCGGCTGCAGGGTGTAGCCATCAAGAATCGTCAGCGGGTTCGACAAAGTCAGCGTAGCGCCTACCCCTGCCGTGCCGTTGTTGTAGGTAACCGTACCGCCGGTAATCGACGCCAGGGTCCCTGTGGTCGCTGCCGCGCAAGACGCATGGACATGCAGACCTTCAGCTACGGCGTCCACATACTGCTTTGTGGCTAACTGCAAGGCCGAAGTCGGGTCTTGCGTAACGGCTACCGAAGTTAGTCCACCTAAAGTCGTTGTCGAGCCGCCTAGAGAGACGGCAGTCGTGCCGATCGTTATCGAAGAGTTATCAAGCGCAACATTCGGGATATTGGTTAATGTGTTGGTGGCGCCAGAGATCGACTTATTTGTCAGCGTCTGGGTGCCGTTCAAAGTCACGACGGTCGAATCAATTGCAATCGTGACGGCTGTCGAGCCGTTAAAGCTGGTGCCCTGTAAACCGGTCCCTATTGTTAAGGCGGCAGTCGTACTAGCGGTGATTGTCCCAGAGGCCCCAAGAGCCACTGAAACACCATTAAACGTCGTAGACGAGTTGACCAGTGACGAATTTCCAATGTTCGTCAGCGTGTTGTCAGGACCATTGATAGTCTTACCAGTCAACGTCTGGATACCTGTCAACGTTGCGACCGTGCTGTCAATGCTGATGGTCTTGGCTGTTGATCCATCAAATGTCGACCCGGAATTCAGTTGGAGACCGGTTCCGGCGGTCAGTGCAGCTGTCGTACTAGCGGTGATCGTTCCAGATCCCCCCAGTGCAACATTGACCCCGTTATACGTGACAGAACTGTTGGTCAGGGAAGCATTACCAATGTCTGTAAAGGTATTTAACGCCCCTGAAAGAGTCTTGCCAGTCAACGTTGCAGGAATGTCGGCATTGACTAATAGTCTAAACGTGGTCGGTGCTGGAGAACCTGACGTGGGACCTGCATATACGTAGTTGGCCGGTTGATCTACAACAATTAAAGCAGATCCCCAAGTCGGCGCAGAAGATCCCCCAGACAAAAGAACTTGACTTGGAAGTCCTTGAGTAGTTTGTGCAAAACCGGTTCCGTCGTTATACCAAACGGCACCTTGGACATTATTTAATACTTGTTGACCCGTACCGCCTTGTGTCAGCGGCAAGATACCTGTGACCTCAGTTGCATCTGCTAGGTCAACGGCTGGGTGAACGTGATCTCCACGGGCAGCTTCCGAAGCCACGCCAGACGTGGCAGACCCTACTGCAAGAGGTGTTGCATTAGAAAAATTGACACTCAGGGTCCTGTTAGCTTGAAGATTTCCGCCGCCAGTTAAGCCAGTGCCTGCAATGATCTGCCTAGTATCAGGAACATACCCAATGATGACTAGGGAGGCCTCAGTGACATTTGTGACCTGACCCTGGGCATTTACTGTCACCACAGGAACCATGGTCCCGGAGCCATACGTACCAGCCGCAACGCCCGTTGGTGCAAGCTTGTCCGTCGTTACGCCTGCCGTAGCAATGCTCAAGGTACGGTCAGCAGACAAGTTACCGCCACCTTGCAGGCCGCCACCAGTGCTGATCAAGCGGCTTGCAGGAACTGAAATGGTCGACTGGAGGTCAATAAACTGAACCTGATATGTGACCCCACCAATGACGCAAACCATTGTGGCCGTCGGCGTCGGGTTTGGCGCAACGGGAAGGTCTGTGATCTTTGTCGGGACCAGATTTGATGGTACTGTCGTCATTACTCAGGTTCCGGAAAGAGATAGCCGTTATTTGAACTGATCAAGAAGTTGTTATCATCTTCTGTGACTAGTCCATCGGGATCGCTGTACAACGGAGCATCTGGCCTGACAAAAGGCAAGACGATTTGATCGGGTTGGCGAGGCGGCAGACGATATGGATCGAGATTGTCAAGATCTTCTTTGCAGACTCGAAGCCCTGGTGAATTAGGGTCGGAGTACAAAGCATCAAGCGACATCTTCCGCCGGCAACGGTCACACACGCCGATGCCCAGCGTGCTATTGCCACGGGTGTCCAGCCAAATGCTCATCTTGTGTACACCGCAATGTTAGGCGTGAGATAGATCGGGCTATCGTCACGTTCTTCATTCTCTGCTTCGATGAGTGCTCGTTGTGCCTTTTGATCCAAGATTGAGATCATCTGCGGATCAACAGTCGGAATCTCTTCAGCAAGCTTAGCGGCTAGCTGATAGACCATGGCATCATACCAGCGCTGTGGTACCTCTATCTCTTGCGTCAAGTTACCGACGTCCATGATGTATCTCTTGATCCAGACGACGACTTGCGCAGTCACAAACTGGGCAGATGGCACAGGCCATAGATACAAGATTGGATTATTCAGCTGACGATTGACCCAGAACTGCAGGGGGCGACCTTGAAACTGTTTATTTGGCAAGTTCACATAATCATCACGGTTTAGGCGAGCCATCGGGATCTCTGTAGGCGTGTTGCCTAAAAAGACATTGGCTGCATTCAAGTTGCCCGATGTCGACCTGACCCTAAAATAAAATGTGGCTAGCGCCCCTTCAATGTCGTACCAGGTGTAAGTCCCAGTTCCCGTACTTGGATTTGTTTCTGTAGCAACAGTTGTCCAAATAGCTCCATCGTCTGAGGTCTCAAAGGCAACGGACGTTGATAGACCAGACCACTCTATACCGATATTCGTGACCTGGGTCTGGGTCGCAAATTCGGTGGTAACAATGGTTGATGTTTGGGTCTCAGTGCCACTGACTTGCTGCAGGGTGCGTAGGTTAGTGTTGAGAATGTCGACGATGCCGTTTGGCATCTCGATCAGGCCCTGAGCCTCATAGAGAGGCATAAGGTACCGCTCAATGCACCAGAGCTGCAGGCCTCTGTTGGCCAGGGCACTGAGGATGAGATAAAGATTTTCGAGAGCAACTTGCAATTGCTCGGAACTGACGCCCTCAGGCGGTAGCCGGCAACGACGAAACGCGTGGTCTACGACCTTGCGAGTATTGAATACCGTCTGACTAACTGTGCCTGAAACTGCCACCGGATCTGCTCCTCGAGAAAATAAGTGGTTTGCCGATTCAGCAGACCCGGAATGGTTTATTAAATTTTACTTCATTCGTCCAACTTTGGGCATCTTAGAGAACGTGGGCACGCCACCTCGTTTGAGTCTGGCAGCAGCTCCTGGGCCATGGGCCTGGGAAGCCGGCATGTCGGCATGCTTTTTCAGCTTAGATTCAACCGAACCACCGCTTTTGTAGTTCTGGCGGTTGGTCATCCTGGCCCGTTCAGCCTCTGTTGGGGCAGCACCTGCACGATTTCTTATTTCCCGGTCGGCTTGCTGGGCTTTGCGGATCATCTCCATCTCCCGCATGCCTTGAGTAGACCTTGCTCGCTCGCCTTCGGTGACAGAAGAGCCATATTTGCGGCTTAATTCTGACAAAATGTCCTCATTTGCCTCTTCTCGTTGAGAATCGCGCGCTTTTGGCATAGAGATTTGGCCGCCATCGGCCTTTTTAGTGGCTTTTCGGCCTTCGGACAGGGCAATTGCAATGGCTTGCTTAGGATTTTTCACCACGGGGCCATTTTTTCCTGAATGCAAGGTCCCTTCCTTGAATTCGGACATGACCGTGCCTACTTTTTTCTGCATCTTGGTCTTACCGCCATCTTTCATGGCAGTTGGCTCAGTCATCTCGTGCTTAATCATCTCCATGGGCGCCTTGGCCTTACGGAGCATAGAAACTTCGGCCTTTTTTGTAGCCGGAGTGTCCATCTCGCCCTTAACTTCACGCACTTCGTGCTTAATCAGGGCCTTTGGAGCACCTGCTTTTTTCAAAAGAGCAACTTCTCGTTTAACGACGGCCTCTGGCTCGCGTTTTGCGGTCATCTTTTGATCATTTTTGGCCTGACCACCCTTTTTCATGCCGTGCGGCTGATCATAGGTTGCCTTAGATATGCCCTTAGTGGAGCGATATGAGCCTGTTGTGGGCCTAGTATTAGGCTGGGAGAATGAAAAGTCACCGTATTTCAAAGTTTTTCCCATGTCATTTCCTTTTTGCGGCAGCCCGCATGTTATCAACAAGGTTGGGATATGGGCGTCCGGCTGCTTTTGCTGAAGCCTTGGCGCTAGCTTTTGCAGCCGGCGAGAGTTTTTTAGGTTTGGGCAGATCCTTTGGCCTTGGACTATCCCAAGGTGCTTTTACTTTGCCTCCACGTTTGAAGGCCATCTTTTGTCCGATCATGTCAGCAATCCCATTTGTTGAGTGCAAGAGCCTTCCTAGTAGGCCTACCCTTATCATCCTTCATAGGGCCTGGCATACCGGACATACGGGCACAAAAACTTTTACGTCGGCCTGCTGCTTTTGGGCTTTTTGCGGCTTGTTTTGAAGATACAGGAGGCTTCAAGTCGCCGCCGGTTTGTCGATTGTAAGCATCTCGACCCTTTTGATTCAACCCGCCCTTAGGATTTTGACCTTCTTTGCGAGCCCAAACTGCCCCGCCTTTTGCAACAAATACGGTCTCACCTTTTTTACCAAACTTAAAATCGTTCACGGCCATCATTGCACCTGTGAAGCGATGAAAATTGCGGACGGTATTGCTGGGGCAGCATACGGAGATACTTGAGCAGCATCGTAACGAAGAGACACGGCTGTATTGTTCACTGCAAATATGTATTGCAGGTAATCTCCTGCCGTAGCATTAAAGAACGTATTCAGTTCAAAGATGGTAGTGCCACCATCGGCTGCTTTTGGCACTGAAATAATTGAACCTGAGGTGGCTATGTCGCTTCCATTCTTGCGCTGCCATATACGCAGCGTGTGATCGGCCGCATCAGAATTGTCTACTTGCAAGTTAATACTAACCTCATAAAGGCCTGTATTTGCAAACGTGATCTGAGTCGGATTACCACTACCGTCATTGACAACACTTATGTCATTTGAAACATCAGTGGTGCCTAGTCGCACGGCTGTTGGCGTATTAAGCGCTGCCGTTTGATCAACGAGACTGTATGCTTGAATGTAAGCGTTGTCGAGAACGTACTCTTTAATTTGGGTAGCTGTAATCTTGACTGACGAAGCGGTTTGCACCGCTTCGAACAGCTCTGTCCCGATCAGTGTTGTCCCAGAGGTTAGGTCTGTAATCTTGACGTTTGCCATGATTAAGCCGTAGACTGTTGGGTTACGGTAAATCGCAGCGTGCCATCACCTGAATTGATCACGTAACGGACTGCTCGCATCAGCACAGTTGTTGAGGCTGTGTGGTCAACGGCGCAAGTCGTAAAGACCGAGTCGGGATGAGCAACGGCTTGATGCACAAAGCTATTATCAAACGGGTCCTCATTAGTGTACTCAACAGAGTAATCAACCGTCCCGTTGACTGAGGCTGAGATGGTCGTCACCTGATTAGGTGTATAGATGTCCAATGGCATCCATGCGCTATAGCCACCGTCAGCATTGCCTGCCTCAACGTCATCAGACGTTGCATCGTCTGCAGCGATTGACGTGATAGTTGCAAATGTTAACGTAGAAGTGACCGTACCAGCATTGCCGCCGGCGATTGTCTCGCTTTGAGTTTGGCCAGATGGTCCTGTACCAGTGATCGTGAAGTTCACGCCCGTCTCATCTCCGACAGACGTGATGGTCACATAGCAAGGAGGATCTAACGTTACTGTCGACGAGACCAGGGTGAGGTCACCCGCAAGAGCCAGTGTTTGGGCCAGGGCCACTGAATCGGTGACCGCATTGCCAAAACTTGGCGTGATGATTTGAATTGGTCTCATGCTTTTCTCCTGTGGTTAGAGAGCCGGGAACAAGTCCCGGCGCTTCATTAAGCCTGGGTTACGCCCAAGGCGCCCACACGAGTTGCATTAGGACCGACTGCAATACCAGGCAACAGGATACCCATGACTAGGCGCTTGATACCGTCGCAAGCACCAGAAGGCAAGTAGGTTCCACGAACGTCACCAGTAGTCGTCGTTGCAGTTGCTGTCGCAGCGGCTACAAAGGTACCAGCATCGCGAGCTAGGGTATTGTTGTAACCAACAGAGGCTAGGTAACCGGCATCGGTGACTCGAACAGGCAAGCCGATGATGTCGGTGGTGCCCACAGCAATAGTGGCTCCACAGTCACCAGCAACTGCAACTTGACTGACCTGATAGAAAGCCTTCTTACCGTTGACGGTAGTCGACTGGGTGGTGCCTGTAGCGATCACTTCTGACATGGCTTGACCGTAATAGTCAAAACCTGATACGGTCACATTGGTGTCTGCAATAGTACCTGCACCGATTGTGATTGCAACGGCACGGGGGCAGTCAAGCTGGATCACAGACGTACCGGCCACGGTAGTGGCTGCCTTAGTACCTGCTCCTGCAGCCAAGGTTGCATCACCAGCGACCGCATAGCTAGCAGCAGCAGAGATGTTGTTTGTCAACTTGGCTTGAGGAATCACGTCGAAGACGTAGATACGACCAAGGGGACCGACACCGCGCTCCATTGGAGACGAGTCATCTAGCAAGGCATTGCCATTGGCGTACATGGTTGTTGAACCAGCACTTTGGCTATTGTTGACGGTATAGGTGCCAACGCCGCCTCCACCGGTGCCAAAAGCTGTGATGTAAGTGCCGTTGGTGACACCTGAACCATCGATGTACTGGCCCAAACGAATTGGATCACCTGACAGCATGGCTGTCACGGTCAAGGTAGTAGTTGTGATGGATCCTGTAAATGTCGATTGGGCAGGCTGTAGACCATTACCCATGGCGGTCTGTGCAGGACCTAAAAAGAGATCATCTGAAAACTGAGGCATTTTGTCTTCTCCTTGAAAAGCTTGACAAAAGTTAAAAAATGGGGAACCGACTTATGTCAGCTCCCCACAAGGATCAGATACCAGGAGTACCGTAGACGGTACGTGGATCTGTCCAGCCAGGGATATAACGCTCGGTCGCCTTGTAGCGCATAGAGTCGGTTTCGAAATCACCTTCCATGCTCTTCTCAAGCTTGCGACGCATCATCAGCTGCAGACCAACTTGCGCGTCAGTCTTCACCCACCAAGCGGTATTTGAAGTCAAACGAGACAGGTTAGCTTGGCCACCACCCAACATGCCCATCGACTTGATTGGGTTGATGTCGTTGTTGCCAGTGCCTGCGCGCAAGACGGACTTGAGCAGCACTTCAGCCTGGAACACGTTAGCCGGGCTCACGACCAGCTTTTCAGGTGTCAGACGAATACGCTTGCCGTTGTTGTCTACAGCTTGACGAATCTGGATCAGGATCTGTTCCAGAGAAGTCTGCGACAGGTTAGCAGCTGTGGTCAGCTGGTTGCTGAACGTACCAGAAGCGATCGGATGAGCTGTGTTAACCAGCGACACGCCGTCACCACCGGTGTACGAGCCGTTAAAGGCACGGTTCAGGATGTTGGCGCACAAAGTCTCCTTGGTCTCGATCAACGACTGTGCCAAGTGCTTGGCGTAGGTTTGACCGATGGCAATGTGATCGCCGTCTTCTACGAGGACCTTGGTCAAGGCAAATGCCAGACCGTAGACCTTATAGACGTAGCGAGCATTGAACAGGACACCACCAGATTGGTAAGTGACCGGCATGCCGTCAGGGAGTTCAGGAGCCGCACCAAAACCGTAGAGCACAGGCTCTTCATGGTAGTTACGGGGGATACCTTGGCGCTCGTTGAATACTTGCTTCCATTCATCGGCGCGTTGGTCGTACAAGCCGTCAAACTCTTCATTAAGTATGGGCTCAACAATGGACCGAAAGTCCGTACTTCTCATTGGGACAGCCATGTTTTAGCCTCCTTAGTAAGCGTTGATGGTTGCCACGTTCTGGTGCTCAGAAATCTGCACTTGAACAATGGTATACGCATCGCCCCAATTGTTGTCGGGACCAGGAGTGATGCCGATAACGCGCATTTGGGCGGTGCTGCCAGATGTGACGACCGAACCGGTGTCCAATACGGCTTGGCTAATACCAGTCACGGTGCTACCCGCGGTGATACTGCCGAAGTTGAACTGGTTACCGATGTTAGTCACGTTTACACTGCCATTGGCCTGGATCTGGTAAACGATCGTGGGGTCAATGGTGATGTAAGCCGTGATGTCGGTCGCTGGCGTGTTTGCCAGAAACTTGTTGGAAACACGACGGCGGCCATCGCCATCGGTGAATTCAACGCCTTGGAAAGTGCCGACGAACGGATCGCCAACAGTCGCTGGAACTACGACACCATCCGTGCTGATCTTGACGGGCTGGTTGAGTAGCAGAGTGACTGCAGCGTTGTTCGCCAGCGTGAAGGCTGCTGGCCGGACGAAACCACTTGCGTGGTACACCGGCTGGAAGCCAAAAGGTGCACTGGTAGAAGACATTTGCTAGTTCCTCATAAAGGGAATTGACAATCCCATCAGGATTCTTCAAAGACTCCATGACGGGGGTTGTTGCGCAAGTCCTGCATACCGTCACCCTCAATGATACGTCCACCAGCTGCTGCAGCGCTTTCCTTGATTCCATCTAGGACGGCTGTAAGCTTTTCATCTTCGCGAGCAGGCGCGTCATGATGGGCTTCAGCCATGTAGCGTTGATAAAGAGACATTGGCAACTTAAATGCCAGCATCTCGTTGACACCAATGAACCCTGTCCATTCGCCTGTCTTAATGGTAACGTATTCCCAGCCAGGCACGTCTTCGGGTTTAATAGGTTCATAGCCCAACCGGATTCGCATCTGAATGGAATCACGGGGGTTTGTGGTGGTCAACCAGCAAGTGTGGTATCCGGGCAACTTCGGTAAATCAGGAAGTGCGTCTTGGAAAAATTGAGATCTGAACATCTCAACGCGGTCGTCATCGCTGATGGCGCGGTTCTCAGTCACTGGGCGATCAGCGGCTGCTCTAGACTGGCGCGAGACGTCAGCGGTTCGTTTCAATCTTTCATCGGTCATTTTCTCACTCCTTTTCAGCGAGTTGCGTTATTTGAATTCTCACGATCCCACTTCGCGTACTGTTTCAAGTAACGCTGACGAAGTACGGGATCTTCCCAGACGCCGGCATCAATCATGGCTTGTTTCCGTTCTGGGGAGATGTAGACTTGTTGGCGAGAAGACGGTGGCGCTTGGTCCCTGCTCGAACCAATCGGCGGGCCCTTGCGACCCCCACGAGAATAGCCATCGTCATTATCCCCGCCTCCTTTAACGTGCGGTAGGCGTTTGGCAACACGCTTATCTAGCTCTTGCCAATACTCCTCTGATTTCGGATTATAGCCCTCTTCCACGAGGGTTTGATCAATTGCAAGAACGATTTTAGATTCTTCATTCCGTGCATTTGGGTCATACCATCGATTCTTGCTGATCCAGTCTTTCGCGTAGTTCGCGACTTCAGGATCTGGGCCTTGCTGCTCTGGTGCCTGGGTATGCATCTCCTGGGCAACCTGAGTCTGCTTGTGCTTGATCATCTGAAGCTGCTGCACTTGCTTCATGGCCTCGTCACGGATCCGGAGAGCCTTGGCTACGTCCTCACCATTACCGGCCTCAACGGCCTGGCCCATGATTCTTTCTGCGGCACGAACTTCTGCGATCTTCTCGTTGAGCCGAACATCGATGTTGCTGATCGTGTTTTGGACAGCCGTCTTTTCGACAGCCATCATACGCTTCTCGAGGTCCTCGTTCCGCTGCCTCAGGAAGTCAAGCTCGCGCTTGTCTCTCTCGATGGCCTGCTTCCGGCGCTCTGCACGGATCTGCTTTTCTTCTCGCCGCTTACGGCGGATTTCCTCGCGATCTTCGTTGTCCTCCGACAAACGGGCATCTTCGCCTGAATCATCGTCTTGGTCGTCGTTGTCCTCAGCCTTTGACTCGACGGGTACAAACTCGACTTCTTGAGGCTTTTTCTGATCCTCGTCATCCTCTATGAGGATGGTCTCGCCTTTGTTTTCTGCCATTGCCTGCTCCTTTCAGCAGTTAGATAAATGCCCGAATTGTGGTCGGATCTGCTGTAACCTTGCCAATGATGTCTAGGTCGTTGAAGATCACGAACTCGATTTCCTCCTCATTAGACCTGACGGTCCAACGATCGCCGCCATACTTTGGGGTCCGGACAAAGTCCCCAAGCTGGCACCAATGGCCCTCTGGCCAAGATTCCATGGTGTTTCTATTTTTGTAAGCCAGTGGTCCAATAGCTACCACTTTGGCAACTTGTGTATTGCTGGCCTCGGTCTTCCGTGCCTCTTCAGGGATGAAGATGCCGCTTTTGGTTTGGCTCTTGGCCCGACGAATCTGGACCATGACACGGCTGCCAAACGGGATGATCCCAGGATCAACGACCGGAAAGGCGTCGTCAAGGGAATCATAGGCCATACTGATGGGGTTTTCAAGTAGCATTCGCTGTTCTCCGTATGCTGTTAAAGTTCTGAGTCTCGCTTGTCTTGATCTCGCAAAAGCTGTTCGATCAGCTGCTTGGCACGGTCTAGGCCTGCGTACACGCCTTGCTGTCTGCCGGTCTCATAGCTGATGTCCTTACCTTCGCCGAACTTCTGGGCCATTGCCTCATGGGCAATACGGGCCTTTTCGGCTTCGATCTTTGCGAAGATCTTGTCAAACACCTATTTGCCTTTGCCGTTAGTCTTGACGACTTGCATCTTAGGCATCTTCTTGTAATCAGCACTAGGCTGAGGTGGCGTTGGGGCCGGATCTTTACCGCTGCCCTGAAGGGACGTTGGGTAAGGCTTGCCCATGGCCATTTGCTTATGCAAGTTGATGGCTTCCATGATTCTCTCCTTATGGACGTGGATTGGGATTGATACCGGTGCCTGTTGAGACACCGACCTTGTCACCCGACGCTATCTCCAAGGCGGCCAATTGCTTAGCCGTCTGGTTGTCGGATTCGTTCATGGCCAGACGAGCATCGATCTCGGCCCTGGTGCGCTGGTCCTCGGCGGACTGACGCAACTGTTCACGCTGCAACTCTGCTTGCAGTTTTTCGATCTGCTGCTGCAATGTCATCTGGCGTTCCTGACTGCGCAACTGCATCTCGGCTTGCTTGAGCTGAGCATCGGTCTGCGCCTTCTGCTGCTTGAACTGTGCATCAGCCTGATCTTTCTGCATCTGTGCCTCGATTTGCTGCTTCATGACCTCGACACGAGGATCTGCTGGCATCTGAGGCGGCGGCTGCATCTGCTGGAGCATCTCGATAGTCTGCTGGATGATGGCAGGTATCTGGCTGAAGGTCTCCTGAGCCTGCTTGTTGACCAGTTGACTGGTTGCTGCTAGCATCCGATCCAAGGCTTTCTTCTCCTCAGTCGATGCGTCTTTTTGCAGTTCGCCAATGTCGACCTGGGCAGCATCAGAAGCTTCCTCGAAGATCTGGTTGGCATACCACAAGACCATGTGCTCCTTGAGGTGATCTAGCAAGAACGGCACGGCTTGCATGCCAATGATCTTGTTGCCACCAAACATGGGGTTTGTGATGAAGTCCAAGTGCACCTGCAGATGAGCCAAGTGATCTTGCTCAGGGAACGCGACAATTGGGCGCTTCATGGTGGCCGCAATGTTCTCGTTGACTGCGTTCAGTTCCAAGGGCTGCTGTTTCGGGAGCAGCAAGTCCTTGCCCTGAGGAATCCGAAGTCTCTGGAGGAACATCTCCTCGACCTTGCGCAAGTCATACAGCTGAGGCATCGCCTGGGCACGGGCCATGACGGCCTGCACCTGGGCAAAACGCTGGGCTTCACTGAAGATGTTGGGGTCAGAGACTGGCACGACATTCATCGGGCCTTCAAAGTCACTGCGCTTAACTAGCAACTCGCCAGTCTCGTCAACGACCTCCGATTCTTCAAGGTAAGTCTTGTTCAGGCGGAACAACAGGTTCAAGACCCTGGCCATCGCATCATGCATCCGAGCATGAATGGCAGAGAACACGACCATGCCTTGCTCAAGGCGGGCAAGGGTCGTGCCGACTGGGGTGTTGGCATTGCTGTCAGCCAGTTCCTCAAACGTGGTCCTGACGACCTGTTGGCTGGCATCGACTAAGAAGCCGAGCAACTGGAACAGGACTGGGCTTGGTGGGTTGTATGGCATTGGCATGAGCATCTTGCGAATGTCATCCTGACCAAACGAACCTTCAATCTCCTTGACTTCTGTCGGGTCAACACGGTCTGTCTGGCCACCGGTCCCTGACTTCAGCTTCAAGAGCCCTGGGAAGTTGTTGATGTGGGCCGAGTCAAGCAGTGCCCTCAAGGCGCCAGTGGCAGCAGCTGACAGGCCACCGATCATGTGGATCATGCCAATGGGGTAAGCACCGCGCCAAGGCACGAATGGGAACTCAACCATCCAGAACATCTCCTGTCTGGTCTGGTCATCTTCTTCCCAGTTGCGATAGATGCTGAGAACCCGCTGAGTGTTCTTGTCAATGCTGATGATGTACGGAGCCAAGCCGTCATCGTTGCCGATGTCCATGAGCACATAGCACTCAAACACGGTCCTCAGACCATCGGTGTTATAGCCATCTGATGCCCGACCTTCGATCTTGTCGTTAGCTTTCTGGGCCTTGGACTCATCAGGCGGTGCTGGGTCCGCACGAAGGTCTGCATCAAGGTACATGCCGGTGTCAACTCGCTTCTGATACTCGATGCGAGTCAGATACTGGACGTGAGTCTTGCGCTCTGACGTGTAGTAATTGGTGGCTGCAAACGGCAAGTAGACGTCGTCAATCGGGACGAACATCGGGACTGGCCGCTTCTTGTTCGGATCCCATGTGATCTTGAGGTACTGGCCGCCACCCAATGGCAACTGGGTCATGAGCTGCTCAAGCTCAGCCCTGAACTCAGGCATCTGAGTCGTCATCTGCCAGTTCAAGTACCTGGTGATGCGCTGCGCTTTCTCAACCTTGTCAAGGGTGGGATCACCGACGATCTTCTCTTTTGCAGGACCATCAGACGGGAAGATCTCCTTCATGGCCCTGGCTGAGAAGTCCACACATGCTTGAGTCAGCATGGGGTGAACAACCTTTGATGCGCCTGTGAAGGAAGCACCACCTGGGGCGTCGTCACCTAGGCCAGTGCGCCTAAGGCCTTCTTCATACTGCTCGTCTCGACGCTTACGGGCTTCCTTGTCCTTCTCGATCAGTTCAGAGAGACTGGTGCCAAGGTTTGCCAGTTCCCAGCTAGGCATTGACTCAGCCAAGTTTGCATAGAACTCGGTCTGACCAGGCGGAGTCTTGTCATTGATGGTGATTAATGCGCCACCGTCCTCAGTGTCCTCAACATCGTTGTCTTCTTCCGGAAGCTCGATGTATTCGCCTTGGTCGTCGTCTCTTTCAGCCATTCAAGTCTCCGGTCATGCAGCGTATGGGTTCACCAGCCGCGGTTTGTGCTCTCGCTCAACGGCCTTTTGCACTGGTTTAGTGACTGAGAGCGTATTGCGGTCAGCCAAGAGCCGTAGCGCTTGAGTCGTACTGTCGACAAAATCATCATGCTTGATGGATCTTTCTCCATGGAAGCTGCAGATTTGCGAGATAAGCGGGTCGGCCCAGGAACGTGGATTCCCAGGCCGTTTGTCGGATTCTACAACCCAAACGAATCCATGTGCAAATAAATGCGAGACTGCGTGAAGTCTTTGAAGCTTGTCAGCATTGCCCGGGTTGTATGGATAAGCCAGGATGTCCTCACGGGACAGCATTTGGCGGAGGCTGATGCCTGAGCCCTTGTCCTCGATAATCAGCAAGTCTGGTGAACGGCCTGTGAGATAGGACTGCTTGGGCCCAACGAGAGGCTTGATGACTGGCTTCATGTCATCGTCGCCATACCTGACTACCATCTCTTTTTTGACCCGTTCAATCAGGTCTGGCATGCCGAGGCGGTCTTGCCAGCAGTCAAGCAGCAAGAAGGCTGGCTTCTTGTCCTGCCTGAATACGCCCCAGACCGAGCAGGCCGTGTAGTCAGGATCGTGGCTCTTGCGGTCCGTAGTCTTCTCGCTGAAGGCCGTGTCCAGGCTCATGACGATGTACTCGAAGGATGGCAGCGGCTTGTCCTTAGACCACAGCTTCAGCCAGCTGCGCTTGATGATGCCTGACTCTTCAGGATCGATGACCTCGGCGTAGATTTCCTGGCGGCCTAACTGCGTGCCTTCATACTGGGTAATTTCCTCAAGGAACGTCTTAGCCAGGTTCTCGGCATTGTCGTAGGTCGAACCTCTGGTCACCAGAACCCTGGACTTGGGCTTCTCGGCATCCTTGATCAGCTTGCGGACCAGCTCAATGGGCCTTGGGGTTGTGGTCACTACGACCTGGGGATTGTCCCCGAGACGTAGGCCAAAGCGCATCATGTCCCAGGTCTCCTCGACGTATTGCCAAGCAGCTAACTCATCGCACCAAACTCGGTGGAACTGTGGACCACGAAGACGGCTAGGTTCCTCAGCAGAGAAGCCACTGATGATGGACCCATTTGTCATGGTCAGTTCAGCCAGGCTCTTGTTGTAGCTCTCAATCTGGCTCTGTGGCAAGATGGACAAGAGCCCAGATTCACCCTCGAAGCAGACCCGTCTCACGTCAGAGCTAGTCGGTGCAATGACCCCGCATCTGACTCCTTGGTTCGTGACTGCGTATTTTGCGATGTCCTCAGCGCCAGTCCTTGTCTTGCCGAAGCCGCGTCCTGCCAAGATCAGCCACGTTGACCAGTCACCTTTCGGGGTCAGTTGTTCAGGTCTTGCGGTGGCTTTCCATTTAAGTTTCCAAGCCAGCAACTCAAGGTCCGACACCTCCAGCTGCGCGAGGCTGGACTGGATGGTCGTGAGTTCTGTCTTCGACAGGATCATTTCGTGTTCAGTTTCTCGATGAGCCCGGTGATCTGCTCAATAAGCTCGAGCCGCATCTCAAGGGGACCGCCGTCGGGTCCGGTGATCTCGACGGACTTCTTCTTGGCGTAGCCGTACTGAACCAGCTCCTTCATACAATCCTTGCGGACCAGGAGATCGTGAGTGGGTTCAAAAGCCATCTCGGCCAGGGCCTCGAGAGGGTCACCGTGCTTGTCGACGATGCGGTCAAAGGTCTCTTGCCTGAGGATGTTTCTCTTGTTCAGACTACCCTTTTTGCGCCCGGAGCCCTCTGGCTTCACTCCTTTTTGGAATGGCATACTTGTACTCCTTGCATTCTATGCAACCTCTATTTTAGTTCGAAGACTAAAAAAGTGTAAACAAGGCAACTCAAAATCCCTATATAGCATATTTTTTAGCCAAAACAGAGTGTATCAATACAGAAAACTAATTATTTTAGTATCGTTCGTTCGATTTCATAAGAGTCCGCGCACCGAAAACAGGCTGGATTAATACACTCTGTTTTGGCTCTAAAACTCCTATATAGCGTTTTGACAGATGATTACATTGCTTGCATTTTTAATTTATAATTCGCTCACCAGAGCTCACGAAAGCAAAACATGTCCCGGCCTATTGAAGCAACCTCCTCGTTAGATCTAGACACCATTAAGGTACTCCTCTGGGCCAGCGAATATGGCACCGGTCAGCCCAACGTCAGTAGACTCTACGACCGCGAGTCAGTTGACGGTTTGACATTGAGTCGGGGGACCTTTTTCAATGCCGTGAAGGGCCGGAAGGTCACCAATCATGTCATCGAAAAGATCGACGAACTCATCGCACTACGCGGTTGGAGGTCCAAGTGGCTCGATCACTGTCGTGAGGAGCATCGGCAGCGGGTTATCCGTGCTTTTGGTAGTCCTCAGGCCTTCTGTCAGGTCTGCGGCCATGCCTGTCCGAACTGCGGAAACCCTAAGACTCAGCGTCGTCGGGAGGCCGTCAAGGCTTACTTGAAGATCGATCCGGTTGATCTTGGCTGCAGGGTCATGTTAGACCCCGAGGAGTAGGGGGATAAAAAACCGGGCCTCAAGGGCCCGGAAATGCCGGAGTGGCAACTGCGGCAGGGGGAGACTATGGGTTAATCATACAGCCAAAACTTCTTAGTAGATACCCATCCAGATGCAGATTTGTAGCATTAGGACAATGGCCACGATGACTAGGCCGGTCTTTCCCCTGTACAGCCATTCTTTTTCAAACCATGTCTTGAGCCATGGGCCCAGGATCTTAGGCCTTGTGTAGTGGCAGTCTCTGCCTTGCCTGCAGTCTCCATGGCATTCAGGGCACACAGTTATCCTCTTGTCAATATCACCACGATGGCTGCCAAGATCCCAAAGATCACGTCACTCATCTTCTTTCCTCCTATCTTACTCTTTTTACGGTCAAAAATTCTCATTGAAGAACTTAGCCACGTGGTCTCGGAAAAGTTTGAAGTTAAATTCTCCACTTTCCCCTGACTCGTGGATGATCACAAGTTTCTGGTTTGACGGGTCGACCTTTATCGCGAAGTCTCCAAGGGTGATGGTATTCACCATCTGGAGGACTTGTTCTAGGCCCTTCTTGTTGACGACCACGAAGTCTTCTGAGGCCATCGGTTCTTGTAGCTTGTCTGCATCGATCTCAATTTCCATGGTTTTTCTCCTTTAGTTTTGCTTCAATAGCGCGATAAGTTGCAAGCGGTTTTATAAAGCCATCCAAAGAACCGCTCTCACCCATTTGAATACACACTGCAATTTCCTCATCCGTCAACCCTTGCCATTCGCGCTGTGCTGCGTTATGCGCGATCCATTGCCCACGCGGCGTGCATGAGCGAAGACACTTGTCAAACTCTTGGCAGCAAACACCAACTTCCGGTTCAGGCTGCGCTAGTCGGGCGCGGAGTGCTTCGTTCTCTTTGTATAAGAGCCTGATTGTGTGCGCTGCCATCGCTCGTGCAAGGCTGGATTCGGCACCTATAGCCTCTAACTCGTCTGCGCGTATCAATGCTTCTGGTTGTTTGTCAGTCATGGCGCACCTCTCTTGCGGATAGCGAACGCGCAACTTACCCAAGACGCATCGACTCGTTCACCTTCAGCCTCACACACCTTCGCACACGCCTCGCGCTCCGCTGCTGCGACTAGGTTGGCAAAGCGTTCAAGAAATTCTGATATGCCTTCAGCTCTTTCAAGCCAACCGATGCCAGCCTCCCGCGCCATGCGGATAATGTCATCTCTGTTCATTTTTCTTCCTCGCTTCAATAGCATCGGGCCGATAGCTCTTGTAGATGCTTTCCGACTTACGTTCTATACAGGCAAGGCACACCCAGCGGGGGACACCGCGTGTTTTCCGACGTTCCCCACCCTGGATGGCCCGGGTCACTTGGCAGCTAGTGCAAAACCGTGTCTCAATCATCTCTTCACCCTGACGTAGAAGACCGTCCCCGTAGGGTACTGAGTCTTGCGGTCTGAAGGTTCGTAGTTCATGTAGCCTCCATACGTGCCAGAGGCCTTAGCTGCTTCAATCAACTCGGTGCCCGTTGATGCCCGCTTGGCAACTTCTTCAATGAGCTTCTTGATCCGCCGCATCATGTGAGGCGAATAGGTATTGGGGCCTTTCCAGTTCATGAACAGGCAAATCTCTGTCTCGTCCATGATGTCGTCTGAATTCATTCCCATCCCCTTGCCCGAATGGCACTGATACACAGTTCCACACCGTCAGCATCAACCATCTCGCAGGCCCTGATGCAGGCCATCCGTTCCTTCTGGATCGCCATCCTGACTGACGAGACCATCTGGTCTAAGGTCCCAGTCTCAGACTTCGTAGCTAAGTGTTCCCACTTGCTTCTCTCGTACTCCCTGACCCGGTCGACGAAGGCCTCAAGATCCTCAGTCGACTCGAAGGTCCACAGTTCTCGGAGTGACGGCACAAGGACCTGGCAGAACCCGCCTGCTTCTGACACAAGGCTATCTAACTTCTCTCTATCCACTACCACCTCCTGTGTATGGGTTCACGGTACGGGAGCCGTGTCTCGTGGTCCTCTATCCATGAGAACAGTAGGCTGCACAAGCTTACGACTGCCACAACGGCATAAAACAAAAGGATCAGCCTGATCATTTCTTTGGGTGATTCATGAACAGACATTCATGGGAGTGACGGCGACCCTTGCTGTCGACGTAGGTCTCCCCGCAGCCCGCCATCCATTCCGCAAAGACAATGGCGAAGAAGATCAAGAAGGCCAAGGCCACCACTACGTGGACGATGACTGACAATACCTTACCAAACCATCTCATCGGTCCTCCCTATCAAGATACCATGCGAACAAGACGAAGATCGATGCCCACCCTAAGAGTTCAAACATCTCGCCGCTCATACTTCCTCCGGCTGCACCGTGATCTTGTAGCCAAGGGCCTTGATGCAATTGATGGTCTCAGGCTTCAAGGTCTTGGTACCTGCAATCGTAGCAAAGATCTGCGCAGTTTCGCAAACCGGATAGACGGCCTTTTGGCCATAGTTCGTCGTGATGCGGACAGTGATTTCCATGATCATGCTCCGATCGCGGCGTAATAGCCGTTGGCAACAACGCGATACCTGTTTGGAGTTGCGGTCTCAAAAAACTCCGGTACCGAACCGGTGAAATGAATCACGGCTTGCGTGATCAATTGACGATCTTCTTGATCCTTGATGACCACAAGGCGCCAAATACGCTTCTTCCAATCCGATTTGTTCTCAACACGCTTGAAGGCTGCCAGCAATTCCTCTTGAGTGTAAACACGATGCTCGACTTTGCGAGGCTTGAATTCGACGACGGTCAACATAACTTTCTCCTTTCTAGGGTAGCACCAAGGGGATGGTGCATGGGTGCATTGTAGAGCGACTTCTACGCGACCGCGCACTTTTTTGCAAAAAATTTTTGCCTGGGACTTTTCCTAGCCGGAGGCCAACCCCTAGGATGACCCGTAGGACCCCGTAGAACCATGGTCCATGTCTCCTTATCCACCGGCCACAAAGCCTCTCTAGGGTCCACGTCGTGAGTCCTGGCATGGTCTTGACAAAAAGGCCATCCCCGAAGGCCCAAAAAGCCATGATCTGTCACTATTTTACGCGCACTGACGCAGCACGTAGTAATATCTGGTTTGAAAGGAGATTGCCATGCGAGTAGTTATTGCCAAAAAGATAGCAACAGAAAACGGCATGTCTTTGGAATACAGCAACGACATGCGACTCTACGTCTTGAAGGATCAGGAGCAGGGTTGGCCTGACCAATACTTCCCAGGGTCTGCCTTGAGGACTATGGACGAATCGACATTCACCAAGTTCTTCTTGAGGATCAAGAGCACCGACTAAGGTCCCCTACAGGTGAAGTGGGACAGAGGAGGTTGACCGGCTCGACCTCTGCACCAGGTGGGAGCCCTGGCCTCTAACTTAAAGTAAGCAGACCTCTAACTTAACCAATCCTTCCATTCATCGCCCAAGACCTTGGCTGATAGCTGCCGCTTCTCGCGAAGGGCCTTGACGATCTTCTCATCCACAGTCTTCCGGCAGATCAGGTCGACGTAGTTCACTGTGTGCTTCTGCCCGATCCTGTGTGCCCGATCTTCTGATTGCAGCCTGTGTTCTAGGTTGTAGCTATTCGAGTAATAGACCACTGTCGTAGCTGCTGTCAAGGTAATACCAAAGCCCCCGGTCTGGGCGTTGCCGACGAAGTACCTGCATGACGGGTCCTCCTGAAAACGGCTGACGGCATCTTGCCTATCTTTCGTGGTGGTGTCCCCGTAGTAGGTCACGACAGACTTGGCTCCGTACTCCTCCTTCAAGGCCTCCTCAATGGCCTGGATGTCAGCCCGGTAATTCGCCCAGATGATCACCTTGCCACTGGTCTCCTCCAACACTTCCATGAGAGCCTTCATCCGGTTACTGTCGACAGGACTGACCTTGCCGTCATCAGTGGTCAAGTGGCCGCAGACTAATTGATGCAGCCTAAGTAACTTAGTCAGCACGATAGGAGCCGACACCAGCTTCCCCTCAAGTTCTGCCATGGCCTTCTCCTTGAGGCTCTTGTAGTGCTTCTTCTGGTCATCGGTCAACTCGACCTCGTAAAACTGGTAGATCTTCTCAGGCAAGTCGAGGCACTCGTCTTTTGTGCGGCGTGAACTCCAGGACTGAATCGACTTAGTCAGGTCATCTAGATTCTTGTACCCCTTGATCTTGGTGAAGGCACGATTACCTGCCGTGATCTTGACCATCTCAGCGTACTTTGCCCGGAAGGTGTAATAGCTGCTGAAGCCCAGGAGATGCGGGTTTAGGAAGTTGGCTTGGCTGTAAAGGTCTAGTGGATTATTGGTCACTGGAGACCCAGTTAGGATCCTCCGGTAATTCGCCTTGCGGCCGATCTTCATGCAGGCCTTTGTTCGCTTCGCATCCCGGTTCTTGATGGTTGTGGACTCGTCTACGATCATCAGGGTCTTATGGCAGTTGACAAAAGACTCGGCCACCTTGTAACTACGGTCAAAGGCCAACGCCTCGATGTTCATGACAAACACCTTCAACGGCTCCATGGGCAAGAATAATTGGGAGTAGCTCTTCTTCAGTTCGGTGTTTGCGGCACTATCCCAGTAAGTCCCCACCCACGTGACGTAATCAGGCATGTGTTCAGGCAGCTCCTTGGTCACCCAGTTGCGGTATGACCCCTTGTTGCCCAAGATGAACACGGCATCGATCTTGCCTGTCGCATACAGCCACGCAGCGGTATCAATCGTGGTCTTCGTCTTACCTAAGCCCATCTCCCAGAACAGGGCGAACTCGTCCATGTCCCGGCTACGCAAGAAGTCCTCATGCTGGTGCTCAAAGGGCTTTGTCTTGTACTTGTACTCGATCATTTGTTCAACTCCTCAAAGCCGTAGAACCATTCATCCTTGGCGCTCCACTTGGCGTGGTTCTCGACGCTGTAGACTTGGGTGGGGATCTTGAAGTCGGGTGTCTTTAGGGTTGCTGGCACCAGTGACACGTCGTACCACAAGCAACGGTTGTTGGGCTGGCAAGCGAACTGGCCGTTGTCAAGCTGGATGAAGTTGTAGCTCTTATGTTCTTGCACCCCTTCGCTGAAGCTGGTGTCAATCCGGTTCATGTCAGGGGCCGCAAAGTCGATCGTGAACAGGTAATTCCCAAAGTGAAACTGCTTGTCCTTGCCAAAGAATTTGACCTTGAGTCCACGCAGGTTTGACTTCTCGATGACTGCCATGTCGTACGACAAGCAATCCCAGATCTGCAAGTGATCAAGGGGTAAGGGCTCATCAACCGGCTTCCATACGTAGGCGCTGATGGGTAGCTTGTCATACAAGGCCCCGTAGTTCGTCAGCATGGACTCGATACGGAAAGCTTGGCCCTTGATGGCTTTAGCAGTCATCCATACGCAAGGCTCGAGTTCTCCATGACCTGACTCGTGGTTGTACAAGAATTCTCTCCGAACAAAACACTTGACCGGCGGAATGTTAGCAACTAGAAAGCTCATAAGTCAAAGTACCTTCCTGTCCGTGGCATGACAATGTGCAGATTCTGTTTGGCCCGGGTTGCTGCCACGTAAAACACCCTGGACTCGTCATCTTGATTTTCCTGATAACTCGTGTGAGTCTTTGGACTGATGTCGGTCAATAGCAAGACATTGTCCGCTTCCCCACCCTTACTGCCATGGATCGTGCTGATGTGGATCCTAGATTCGCCAGACAAGGATTCCCCTTGCCTAAGAGCCGCTAGGAAGTACTCCTTCTCCTCGTCGCTGATCTTGTCCAAGGCCTGATGCCAGATGGCCCTGGTCTTCAGTCCGTACTTCTGGACTAGCGTCTCAAGGCTCACGACGTCTTCGGTCAGTTGTTTCAGTTCCTTGTAACCGTGTTCGATCATCCGCTTACTCATGTGACTGTAGATGATCTTGGCCATGTCAGCCGTGACCGTCTCGCCTTTACGAAGTCGTTCCCAAGCCCTGATGGCAAACAATGCCTCAGACTTACGAGGAGATACCCCCTGGCATTCGTAGGAGTAGCCCTCACGATGACATAGGTCAATCAATTCTCTTAGCATGTAGACATTCCTAGCAAGCAAGAGCCATGAACCACTACCCATGTCGATGTGATCGATGTCATTGTGGTAGTTGATGGTGCCTTGATGGGCTGCCGGATTGAATTGCTTCTCACGCCGCTTACTGACCCGGCTAATGATGCCGCCAGAAAACTGGTGAACGACTGCCGGGATCCGGTACGACTGGTCAAGGATCCTGACCTTGGCATCAAGTCCAATGAAGTGATCGACGTCAGCCCCTGCCCACCTGAAGATGGCTTGGTCATCATCACCTGCAATGTAGACTTGCTCGGCGTGCTGCATCATCCGTTCTACCACCTTCCACTGCAGTTGGCTTAAGTCTTGCGCCTCATCAACTAGCAACGCCTTAAGCTTCGGACAAAAGCCAGAAGTCCGCATCTGGTCTAACATGTCAGTGTAGTCGATCAAGCCCATCTCATTCTTGTATTCCATCAGGCTCCTTGCAAAGTGGTCTAGCTCATACCAGCCCACGTCGTCCTCAGAGGCCTCCTCCCACTGTTGCTTCAGGGGTATGCAACGAATCCTAGCTAACCCTTCGAGGAACTTCAGCTTGTCACCCTTTGCCATGCCTGTCATGGTGCCATCTTCCGCGCTGACCTTACCTGTCATCTCAACGCCGATTAAGTCTGCCAACTCCTGATAGTGGCTTGACTGCATCACCTGCTGCCGACTAAGTCCCAACTGCCTAAAAGCCAGGCTATGAATTGTCCTGAAGAACGGCATGTCATCGATGGAAAAGCCAAACCGTTTCCTTGCCTTGTCACGAGCCTCTGCAGTTGCCTTCTTTGTGAAGCTGATGAAGCCGATCTGATCTGGCTTGACTCCCTTCTCTAACAAGGACTCCACAATGTTCATCAGCGTTGTCGTCTTGCCTGTACCTGGAGGGCCTAAGATTAATTCAGGCTTCATATCAAGCTGCCCCCACCAAAGTCAGGAGTCTGATGACCCTTGTCTTGGAAGGCGAATGCCGGGATTGACCACACCGTGGCCCGCTTACCATTCAGGCGGTATGTATGCGTCTCTCCACCGTAGTCTCTGATGGCACTACTGATCTGGTTCAGCTTGAACTCCTTGAACTTCTGCTTGTCAAGGAAGTTCATGAAGTCTGCCAACCTAAACAGATGGCGGTTCTCATCCTGGTCATGGAATGGTTTACCTAGCAAGATCTCGTCAAGATGCTTGGCTTGTGCCTTACCAGTACAGAACCGCTCTAGCAGCTCAATGAACTGACCCTTCGGTGTCGAGTCTTCAGGTGCCTCGATGATGACTACGTCTTGCAGCAAGGCCTGAATCATCTGACTCCACTGTGTCAGGTTCATCTTCTGTGGCATGTAGTTCATGGTCTCCATGCATCTCTTCTGGAAGCCCGATTGATTTTGCAGGTCTTCGGTAGACAAGGAAAGCCGCATGCCATTGTCCATGTCAAGAAACCAGATGGGAGGATCCGTGTTGTACTTGCTAAGACTTGAAAGCCTTGGAGCCCCTTGCTGGATACCGACCCCGTACTTTCTCATGCGGCACATACCAGCGTTGCAGTGCTGGCGGATTGGAGGCCTACTGCACGTGTACTGATAGTCACTGGTCTGCATAGAGTTCATGACCCCCATCACCTCAGACTCTGGCAGCGGCGGATCCATGACGTCGATGTTCATCTGCATGACCAAGGGCTGCCAATCGTCTGGCCGCATCTTCTTTGCAAGGACACATAGATTGAACAAGCCGTTGTTGCGGGTACCTTCTGGAAAGCCGGTCTGCGACAGCTTCTCAAGGCATGGGGGAGCATCCTTAAATTGCTTACGTCTAGTCTTTGATTCATTAAACTTCAGCTTAATGAACTGAGCCCTTGTCATCTTCAAGGGTTCTGCAAAATCTAAAAACTGCTCGGGAGTCATTGGAGCCCCTGACTCGGCAACGCCATACCGGCTTGTGGACGTGCCTTCAAAGTACGGCATGTTGATCCAGTTACCAACATCTCCTCGTTCTGTCAAGACGGTGTCTTGCTTCGGGAAGATCTCACTGGTTGCATGCCCCAAGACCGATGCCAACTCGGCTAGCTTACGCTTGACGTCGGCAGCTGGCACGGGTTCTGAGAAGAACATATAGATGTGGGCACCGCCCGACTTGCTGCGGCAGACGACTACCGGAGCCTTGGCTTTCTTACAGGCTTCAACGGCTTCTTTCAAGTCGTAGTTCTTGTATTCGTCAATGTCAATCGCACCAAAGAGGCATGTGTTGTCCTCCCTGATGGGCACAATACCGATTCCCTTGGCTCCTGAGAGATGAGATTCCCACAGTTCCTCGGTGACAGGGGCACGTTTGGTGACGGCTGTTCCCTGAACCTTTAGACCGGTATTCTTGCCATCAATGTCATAAGTACCATAGGCTCCAGAGTGCCCAGCAAACAAGGCCATGAATCGTTGTGCAAGCATAGCTTTCTTTCTTGTAGTAGAAAACCGGGGGCCGGAACCCCCGGAGGTCGTCAACTGCCTCTTGTGGCTGCCTTCAAAGGTTTATTTGTGACGTTATCAGTCTGAGACTGACCTACCTTTGTGGCAACCTTCTTCACGTACCGCTTAGGACCCTTGCGTTTGATCTTCTTGTGTCCATGAGCAGCCTTCCTCCCAGGGCCTTTTTTAGTGGCACTGGGACTCTTGCCGTCTGAAGTAGAAGCGCCAGCTCCTAATGTAGGAAACAATTGCCTGATGTCCATACTGTTTCCTAGTAGGGTACTTCAGCAGAGTCTGATGCAACACCATCAACCGGTGGCTCCGAGACCTTGACTAGACCAGCGGAGACATCTTGGCCAAACTTCTTAGCCGTCTCGTACAGACCCTTGTCGTTGATCATCGTCGGATCGTTAATGATCCAGCCAAACCAGCTGTTTGTGTCCTTTGTCTCCATGCCTGTGCCCACATGGTAGCTATGGCTAAACGGCGGAGGCGTAAACGACTTGTCGCCAATCTTGACTTGCAGACTCATCATCTGGCCCAACCAGCGACGGCTCTTCTTCAGTTGGGTTGAGCTCATGGCCATGACAGCCCGCTCATAACCGCCTTCGGTCAAGACAAGCACGTAGTGATACGACGTCGTGACGATCAGGTTGCCGTTAGAAAGAACGTCTTGATTGCGTTCGTTCTTCTTAGTCTTCTCAAGGATCTTCTCGTCCATGTGTTCCTTGACGAGGCCGCCACCGGCTTCCCGAGGAGTCCACTCAACGTAGCTCTTCTTGAAGGCACAAGGAATGACACGGAACTCCTTCATCAGCTGCTGCGTCACGGTGTTGATAATCAGGCCTTCCTCAGCGCCCGGTACCTTAGTGGTGCCACGGAGTTCAGGGGACAGCGCCTGAAGGATCTTCAGGTACGGAATGGCGACGTCATTTGCCGTGACGTTTTCAAAGCCCATACCTGCGTCAGCCATCATGTCGTCTGCGAAGGCAACTACTGGCAGGTCAGACTGTTTCACAGCCACCTCATTTTTCTTGCTCATGCTTTGCTCCTTTTAACTTTAGCGATTTGGCCGATGTACACGTTGAAAAGCTCTAGTGGAAATTCGGCACCACTCTCCACTTGCTCCCTGACAAATGCTGTCAAAGTCTGCGGATGCACTCCCATCTTGCCAGAATAATCAATGCCCTGCTGTTCTAGCTTGGCCTTAAACTGTTCGGCTTTCTGGTGTTCACCGCGGTTAAATGTGATCGACACCTCGTCTTTTATCAGCGCTACATGACCGTGGTCTTCCAACCACCCAAAGCACTCTTCTCGCTTGTCATCACCTATCTTAGCTGAGTAATACGGCTTGACCGTAATTTCACTGCCATCGGTCAACGTAAACTTAGCCATTCCAACTTCGGCCATTGCATCTGGCAGTTGCTTTTCTGCAATGTCTCTAAGTTGCTCCTTTAAGATCTTCAGTCGCGTTTCCGCTTCCTTAATCTCCTCTTCCTTCTCAATCAAGGCTTCGGCTAAACGACTGATCTTTTTAAGACCGTCATTGCTTAGCGTTGATTGACTGTCGGCCAACATGTCTTCAAGCATTTGCTCTGACTCCATTCAAATCCGCCTCAATGGCGTAGTAACGATGCTCTTGGCGATCCCACTTAAGCATCTTGATCTTGCCGCCGTTAAAATTGGCAGCAACCGCTACGGACAATCCGATGGCTATTGGATCTCCAATAGCTAACAGAAAATCGCTGTCCGAAAATGAGCGTAGCTTGTCACGCAACGCCCGAATTGTTGGAGCCGTGGACAGGGTTACCTGGCCAGGCGGTAATAGAGTCCTCAAGTCACCGTACTCAGCAGCAGGCAAGATGTTGAACTTAGGACTTTCCTGAACGACATAGACAGTCATTGCACCTCCCCACGATAAATAACTTGCAACTCTGTACAAAACGGTGGCACTGTAAAGATCAGTTGGTTCATGCTGTTCCACTCAAAAGGCTTCGTGCATTGCCAGATCTCAAACATCTCCATGTTACGTTGGACCTGATACAGCTTCAACACGTTGTCGTTCCTTGCCAACACAAAGACACGGCCACCGTTTTCTTGGCGCCTCCGATGCCACAAGGTTTGTTCAGGCCTCAATTCACAACGGCCCTTGTCATCAAGCACCTTCAGCTCAAGCCAGTACTCATTAGACTCAAAGCAGCCGTTGACATCAGGGGTTCCTCGTGTCAAGGCGTTCTCAACACGTTCGACATCTCCAAGCAGCTTGTCCTTGACGAGCGCCCAAAACTGACTCTCTTTCATAGTTGCACCTCGACGGCTGTCCCCCAGTTGGCTCCAAGTTCGCAGTCTACTTTCAATGGCACTTCTAAGTCCACGCATGTCAACATCTCCTGCCGTATCATCCTTGCATGATCAAGGTCCCTAATGCTGAAATCCAATTCATCATGGATGGTCAGATGAGGAACTTCTCCCTTTTTATATAAGTTCACCATGGCCCGCTTGATCATGTCTGCTGATGACCCTTGGATCACGGCATTCATGGCCTTATGAACAAAGTACCGCTTCAATGGCAAGCCATACTTATCTTCAGCCTGATCTTTCTTTAGCGGTATCAAACCGGCACTGTACTTAGGGGGTCCAAATAACTGGAACCTCCTCCGCCTCCCCAATAACGTCTTGACGTAGCCGCGGTTTGTAGCAATTCGCATACACTCCTCACCTAACGCCTTGATGAAGGGCACGTTCTCATGGTACTGCTCGTAGACCTTCTTTGCTTCGGCAGGTGCCAGTCCAAGTTGGCTTGCTGCCTTAGCTGCCCCCATACCGTAGGCAAGGCCAAGATTTAACGTCTTAGCGTTCTTACGACTGATACCTGCCATGTCAGCTACCAACTGATGGTAGTCGGTATCTGGGTTGTCGATATACCTGCTTCTTGCAGTATCTGCCCCAGGAAACCCTCGTAGATACGCGTAGTGCACCGTGACCCGAGGTTCTTGCTGCGAGTAGTCAAAGACACCCCACTGATGGCCATCTTCAGGGATGAAGATTGACCGAATCATTGGAGCCAAGACCGGGTCTCTAGCAGGGACTTGCTGCATGTTTGGGTTTGCTGACGCAAAACGGCCTGACTTAGTACCCCCACGGTCCCCACGGACTTGCCGCCATTCCGGGTAAATCCGCCCACCACTTTCCATCTGAATGATCTTGCTGTCGATAAATACTCCACCGGCCCGGTCAAGCTTCCTGGCCTTCGAAATTAAGGAGAAAAATTCATGATCAGCACTTTCAAGAAACTCAGCCGCAAAACTTGCATTCCCCTTTTCAGTCTTTGGGTAATCCAGCTTCAAAGCATCACAGGCTGCTTGTATATCATCACCAGACCAGATGTCTATGGTCCTGTCTGCAACCTTCTTCAGCTTATCCATCAGCTGCTCTTGCTCGTCAAGTAGTTGAGCCTTGATCCTGTGGGCAAGGTCGACATCGACCCTCACGCCCTTCTGGCGCATGGCAACTAAGACATCGATGATCTCGCTTTCTAGCATGAACAGGTCCCATAGCTTCTCGTCGTGAAGCAAGACCTCTTGCTGGGCGAAGATCCGGATCGGCAGATCTGCATCCTTACGGCCGTAAGTTGCAACTTCGCCGGCATGCAGTCGCCAAAGACTTCCCTTGATGTCTGATGGCTTGATGCCACGACGGACACCAGCCTCGATCATCTGACTCTCGTCTTTGTGTTCACCAAGATACGACTCGGCTAAGGCGTCTAACTTATAGGTCACACGATCTTCATCAAGCAACGGCTCAGCAACCTGAATGTCGTACTTAGGCCCATTTAAGACGACTCCTTCTGTCAGCAGCCATTCCATGTCGTATGGCATGTTGGCCCCTAGTTTTGGGATGTCGGTCTTCATCTGGTCTTTTAGCCATGCAAAGACATTCTCAGGATTCAAGTTACCGCCGGCCTCATGGCGCACCGGGTAATACTCAGCAAAGCCATCGTCAGTGGCCACGGAAACGCCAACGATGTAACCGTCTTTGCGAACACCGCCAGGACCCTTTGTCATCAGGTTGGGATCCCTAGTCTCGCAATCGACGGCGATCCTCTTGGCCCGACTAAGATCTGGAAAATGTTGCGGGGGCTTGTAGGAGTTCTCGTCCATTTCGTATCCAAAGATCTTTAGCTTCAGCATGCGGATAGTCTTCAATGTAGATGATCCGCTTGCAGCTAGTGTTAAGTAAGAGTTTTATGCACGTCATGCAAGGCATGGCAGTTACATAGGCGGTTTCGATTTCGAAGACGTTTCGACATTGGAGTAAGGCATTCTGTTCTGCATGTACCGCTTCGCATCTCTCGAGTCCAGTGCCTGACGGATAAGATGCGCCGGGGCAAGGAGAATCGATGCAATGATCACTGCCGCTAGGAGTGCCGTTATAGCCAGTAGCGAGCACATGCCCACGACTAGATACAAGTACGCAGCCAACAGACCGCCTCGCGCACGTAGCCCGTCGACTGACGAGTTGACCCATTTTCGTAAAATATTCATCTTTGCTCATCCTTTCCATGTTTGCAGCTCCTCTAAGAAGCCTGTTACCTGCTTGTCGTTTGCCACTGCCCATAGATGCAACACAAGATCGTCATAGCCCACAAACTGATCAAGGTCCACTGGCTTGACGTTTCCTAAGATCTCGCCTTCAGTACAGTGATAGGCTTGCTCAAAATTTTGCTCGTACAAGTGTTGGCTGGCTGCATAAAAATGTAAGAGTCCGGGCCTCACATTGATGCCCTTGTCTCTTAGCAACAGGCACACGCCGTAGGACAACATGCTGAAATTAAACCAGTCGTACGGAACACCTAACCAGGCATCAGAAGATCTCATGTTCATGAAGCAATACAGCAAGTCATTGCGAATCATGAACTGGCAGCTTATTGTGCAAGGTATATCTTTTGATTGGCGTGGGTTAGGGCGCCAGATAGTGATGACTGCTTGACGTGAGTCTCTATCGTCGCATAACGCCTTGACCACATGGCCCAGTTGATCACGTATCGGGGGTCCATAAGCCCCAAAGAATAAGATGCCGTCATCACTGAAGTTGCTGATGGCCTTGCTGTAAGGCGAGATCGTATTGACACGGTTATCTCCTGACATGATCCAAGCTGCCTCTGCTGCCATGAACCTATAGCCTAACTTTCGTTCCTTGATGGTGATGACAGGCTGAGTCATGTCAATCAAAGATTTGATGCCAAGCAGTTCCTTTGTCTTCTTACCCCTTGGGCTTGACTCCACGCCGACATTCATGACCATGTCGAGCAAGCTGATCCATGCTAGGTTAGTTGAGTTTGAGCGCTGCATTGACGGCTCCTTTGAGTTGGGATTGAAACTCATCTCGCTTGTTAAACCTCTTTGCATACGACGGATGCATGATCGTCTGGTGCTTCACAAGGCAATAATGAGTCAATGTCTTGCAAGCAGCTTCACCTAAAGCAATGACCTTTAAGAACGGTTGAGCACGTAATGAATCATTGATGTACAACCCACCAGAAGGACTATTGGCATTGACATAGATGGCTTGTTGTTCATCAAACAGCATCTCATGTAAACAAGACGCAAAGAACTCGCTACTGTTGCCGAAGTCATACCAAGGCCAATTGATAGCACGAAGCTTGCTGTTCGTCTGGTCACCGACAAAGATGATCTTGGCCTCAGCAAGATAGCCTGCAAAGTTTTCATGCTTCATTGACAAGGCTTCTGGCAGTTGACGCATCTGGCGCTGGGCAAGGACAGAAGCTGCCATGTCGCAAAACAAATTCATGTCACGACCTTCTACGTCATAGCGATAAGCCAAGACGTCGTTTCTGTACTTCATGCCATGAACAGAGAGTTGCTGGGCATAGTCACGATCGTGGCCCTCGTAGCCACCTTGAAACAGCTGATCAAATTTTTGCCTGACCTGCTTGACGTTGTCATACATCTCATTGCGACTCTTTTTTAATTCCTCAAACTTCTCGTCATGACCTTCTGGCGATTGCGTGATGATGTACAAACCACAAAAACGGCGAATGATACGGTCCATGGTCCGTCCCATGTGAGGCCAAGGGCTACCGCCACGGTACACGTCGGCGTAGATAGCCTCACTCATCCACAAACGATCGACGACTACAAGCCTTTCACGAGATAGCTTAAGTGCCCGGTGAAGTGATGCCGTGTGGTACAAGGGCATCTTCTTAGGCCAGCGATACGTGTTGTGCATGTAGATGCCATCAAAACGGTTGCAGATGGCTTCAGCAAGAGTCGTCTTGCCAGTCCCATCACAGCCATCAATGACGATCAAACCTTTCATGCTTTCTCCTTTCTGACCAGGTCTGCAAGCTCAGGAGCAGTCCAACCTGGAGGCTTCACTATATCATAGGTCGATCCGCGTTTGCTATCCATGGCAGATAAAGCGCGAACTTTTTTCATGTTGGCTTCATGTACCCTGCGAAAGCCTTCGTCAAACGGCAAGCCAGAAAGATAGGCAGCTCCCAAAGCCACGTAGACTAGATCGATCAAGCCGTCAAAGTATTCCTCTAGGTCCCCGTTGATGGCTGATGCCCTGATCTCGTCTAGCTCTTCTTGCATGTGCCGATTCTTGAGTTGCCAGATCTCATCAACCGGAAAACTAGGCTTTTCGGTAGGAGCCAGTTCGAACTTTTGATGAAACTCGGCCACCATGTTGAACAGGTCGTTTCTCATCAGGCTTCTCCGAGGTAGTCGAACAAGGGCTGCCACTGGTCACTGCTGGAAAGTGGCTGGCTGCAGTCACTAAGTCTTTGAGCCTCGAACATCTGGTTTGTCCTGGGCAACTTGACTCGCCACAGCACGTTGCGAGCGCGGTGTGGATAGAGGGGGGCAAAGATAGTCGCCAAGTAATTGCTGTCGTAGTAATCACGTAGGCGATTGAACACTGCGTCCAAATCATCTCTTTCAATCATCTCCTTGTAATCTTTGATGCTGGCAAAAGTGCCATAGTGGGCGTCAACTTCAAGACCTGCCTTGTGCAGCAAGACTTGCATGACCTGGTAAGTCATCTCATTGACGTGGTTGTCTGCAGCCCCTACCTTGGGGTCATAGACCGGAGTGCTGATAAAGGCCATGCCATCTTCAGCCAAGCGGTCACGGATCCCCTCGATCATCTTGTAGGCGTGCAGCGGCTCGACGTGTTCTAACACCTCAAAGCACGTGATGACGTCAAACTTCTCAATGGGCAGTTCGACATCGGGAAAGGCAACATTGCCAATTAAGGTAGGCTTGAACTTCGTGTTCTCAAAGGCCTTAGGCATCTCTAGCTTGTTGTAGTCGATGCCGATATAGACTAACCCATCAGATGCCATGCGGCTAGTCATCAGCATCTTGGCCAGTGGTACGTCCTTGCCGCAACCGATGTCAAGTAGCTTGCAGTCTCGGCGGTTATCTGGTTTTCCCATCCACTTAGCTACGTGGGTCCACCGAAGGCAGTGGGCAATGTAGTCTCGGTGGATGAAGCCGCGTTCTTCGGCTTGATCAATACTCAGGTGAGTGTTGTCAATATGTTTACCTCTGGCATTTGCCATAGTCTTCTCCTGTCTACAAAGGGAATGAAGAAGCCCCCGGAGGGGCCCCTCCAGAATTACGCAGCTTCGGCGAACTCGACAGCTAGGTCGAGGGCTTGACGCTTGCGAGTGGCAGCAGAACCAAACCAAGCAGACGTGAGCCGCTTGTCTTGATCTGTACCTGCGACGTGATCGTAGTAGTACGTCACGGCATTGAAGGCACCCCACCAAGTACCTTGGGATGTCTTGAGGTCGGCACCAGGTTGGGTGGCAACTAAGTCAAACAGGCGATTGACCGTACGGCCAAGATCTGCACGGCTGACGGTACCGTCTTCGCTCAAGTCTTGAGCTGCCTTGTACAGGTCAGGATTGACTAGTTTGCTGAAGAACTCCAAGACTTGCTGATCCTTGGCGCGCTTTTTGGCCAAGAATTCTGCCTTGTCCTTGAAGACGTCAAGGGCCTTCATAGCAAGACCCACTTTTTCTGCAGCTTGCTGCTTGATCTCGTCGTCAAAGGCGCGATCATGCGACATTCTGAAGGTGTTCTCTTGGTTCGTGTTATTCCGAAGGGCTGCGGTCAGGGTATTGTTGCAGACTACTCGGATTGGCGTGAACAAGATCTGCAGACTACGGCCCCAGATGTGCGGGTTGTCTAGCAAGATGTAACCTTCGACTTCGTCCTTGCCGCCCAGCATAAAGCCGCCGTTGATCTTGGCCAGACCCCAGACACGCTTGCCACCTGAAAGTGAGCCAGCAGTCTCCATCTTCATGTCACCGGCCTTGCAGAACTTGTCAAAGAAGTCAAAGACTTCCGCGTTTTGCGTAGGCTGATAGTCTTGGCCGCAGATACCAAGGACCTTGTCGTCCAAATCCCGGACCAGAGCGAAGTGACTGCCTACTGGATTCTCATGGCCATCAATCCACAAAGCCTTTCGGTCGACTTTCCAATCCAGGCCAGCTGCCCCTAACATCTCGGCAGGCGTCAAGTTATCAGAAACCTGGACACCCAGACCATGCCAAGGCACTTCATTGGCGTACGCCATTGTCTCAACATTGTGCGACATAACTTTCTCCTTTCTGAACCGCACCAGTCGTGCGTGGGCCAATTATAGGCCAAAATCACGTACCGCGCGACTTATTACTAAAAATTTTTAGCTGGGACTTTTACTAGATAATTTTCATTATGACATTTTTATGGCAATCTGGGGTCATTTTATTGCCTTTTTCATATCAGATATCTCCAAAAAAGCTATAGAGTAATTCTAGAGCCATAACTGGTTGGATCAGTGTGTGCAATTAACTTTTCTTCTATCGTTCGCTCGTCTCTAGACTGCGCGTGCTCAAAAAAGGCTGTCTTAATACACTCTGTTTTGGCTCTAGAAATCTCTTATAGGGATTTTGGCTAATTTTGAGCCAATCCCCCGCGCTTCTTAAGCTTTGTTACCGACTTAACATCTTCTGGCCGCAATTCCCTGGCCTGAGTGATGATTGGTTCCTCACTGGCCTTGGTCATGACAGAGTGGCCATACTTTCCACGGCCAAACGGATCGACCATCAACATCTCGATGTGAGGGTCGGATTGCATTTGCTGGGCACGACGGTTAGCGTAGACTTCGGCAGCCCTTCTTTGCGGGCTGGCATAAATCAGACCAGACGCCTCAGACGCCTTGGCTGTGTCGTAGTCTCCGGCGTAACCCCGGTAGACGCCCTGCAGCATTTTTTGCTCTTGGGCTCCCCTGAGGGCCTCAGAGAACTTTTCAGCAGCTTTCCTAACCATCCCTACTTTCCCACCATCCTGAAAGCCCTGGGGACCTCCTAGGGGTTCCTGGGATGGTTCAGGGGCAATGGATCCCTTAGGCACAGAGAAGTACCTATTTCCTCGCTTGATGATCTCCGCACCGCGTTCTTTTTCGGCCTCTTCTGCCAGGTTCCAGGTCTCATGTTGCCGACCTTTTAACAGCATGTAGCTGTCCTCTGGCAAGCCGTACTTCTGGCGGTCTTCTGGCCTTGTCTGGGTTACGGATCCCCAATGGCCTTGGTTCTCACCAGACTCCTCAGGGGCCATGCCAGCAGACTTTGCGGTCTCGTAGTCGTAGTCAGATCCTTCTGGGTCAAAGGCCGGTTGTTCCGTTTGTGCAACTCCCAGTCCTACGACAGGGGCCGCGGCAAAGAGCCGTTGGCCTTCTGCCTGGATCCGCTCTCTCATCTTTGGGGTCACGTCAACCGTGAAGGCGCGCAGTGTCTTGCCTTCTTGTTTCTTCAAACGTCCTTCGGCAGCTTCTCGTAGACCTATTTCATTGATGCGGTCTACCGTAGAAAAAGGCAAATTGTTGTACGTATCGTTGTACATGCTGTCATAGTTTGGATCGGCATCAGTGATGCCTCTCCTTGACAAGACGTTCTCAACTTCCTCATTCATGTGGTAGCCTATTGTCCGACTGACATCTTCGTCGTCAAGACTTAGGGTATCGATCATGTCCTCTATCTCTTGCCAGGTTGGAGCCCCTTGTCTTCCTCCGGTCATGACGATGTCTTCATACCCGGTCTTAGCGTCAAACTCCTTACCGGCGTAGCTTCTCACGAAGTCGGGAACCCGCTTGTCATAGAACGACTTCATGCCTTCACCACCAACGGCTAAGTCTTCGCCAGTGATGGTTCTCATCTGACCAGAAGGGGTTTCAGGCCCTAACGTTTGGGTACTAAGCCATTGATTATAGGAATTTGTCAATTCGTCTATTTTTTCAACGTCATCCGAATTTACATTTTTTTCCCAGTCTTTAATAAACTGGTTTAACCAAGAACGTTGCTCTCTTGTCATCTGATCACCGTGAGTGGCCAAAAGCTCGTCAGCTGACATCCCAGGCATGGGTATAGCTTGGGCACTAGAAATATTTTCAGAAGGTTCTTCAATTTGCTTTGCGATGTTTGACCCAAAGACTTCCGATACTGTCTTGCCTTTGGCAGGACCCGTAGTAAAGATGCCTTCAGCAGCTTCTCCCATAAATACGGTGTTACCATCTTTTAAGGCAGAGACGATTATTCTTCCGTCGTTATAAGGATTGACCTTGATCTCATCAATGGCCTTACGCATCTCATTGCTGTACCGCTTGATTTGTTCAATGCCTGGGCTAAAGGCAACCTTGTCATAGCCTTCTTTGGCAGCTATGTCAAAGATCTCCTTAACGGCCAGCTCATGCCAGGTATCTTTGAAAGGGGCATCTGGTTTCTTAATATCAAAAGAGTCTATTTTTGCAGCTAAATCAAACATAATTTCACGATGAGGAGACGTAGAGTGCTGCCTTTCCATAGCCCCACGAATAGGCTTTCCAGCTACAGGATCAAAAGAAATCACGTTGACGGACCAATCGTACTTTGAAGCTTCAAGGGCCTTGTTCCTAGCGTACTGCTTAGCCGTTTCTTCGTCAACATTGCCGATGCTCAAGGCCCTCTCTAAAGCCCTGTCGTATTCCCGTTGATATGCAGGCGAGTTTTCTCCGGTGTTAAATGACAAGACTTTTTCATATCCCATGTCACTCTTGACTACCGATCCGGGCTTGTAGTGTTCCGCAATCTCGTCTATGGTCAATCCATCTCTACGAATACGACTTAACTCTTCTTTAAGACCCGATAGAATTTTTTCATCTCCAGGTTTACGATAACCAAAGTCTTTAGGCAGTTCTTTTTCAAGTTCTGCCATACGTTCCCTTGTCAAACGATTTTTGATTTTTATAAGTTCACGTTCATTTTCAGGAGTAACATCAAGTTTTCCAGAAGCTCTAAGTTGTTCTATTGTCTTCTGATGTATAGCATCCCGCTCTTTATTGATGACGGTCTGAATATACTTTTTACGAGCATCCCGGGCCTTTTGATGCCAGTCAGATTGGATCTCGTCGACATATAAGACTTTCTCGTCATTAGGGCCAACACGGTCACTGATCCTGAAGTGCGTCAAGATATTAGGCGTGTCGTAATGTCCGGCTACAAATTCTTCTGCAGGAACCATCAAGTCATCCATTAAGGTCATGGCCTCGAATCTAGACTCAGGATCTAGCTCATACACGTTCTTGCCGCCTAATAACTCTGCTAAACGGTTTCGCTTTGTGCTAAGGCCTGCAGATGCAGATTCAGGCAAGTGAACCATGACTTCCCTGTAGTTCTCACCACCTGGTTGGCTCCATTGTTTGTACTTGGTCTCGTACTTATCAAGATCTATTTGGAAACGTTTGTTGGCAGCCCTAAAAGCTACCATCAAGTCTTGATAATCTTGAGGAGACCTAACATCAATATCTTCTGGTCCCATCCTTAAGATGGTCTCAGGATCAATGACGTCACCCGTTCTTTCATCAAAAAACCCCATGTTCGTCCTGTCTTCAGGATTGACAATGGGTTCAATTTCATATTTCTGCAAGATGTTTTTATTTTTATCGGTCAGCTTAAACTCATAGTCCTCAGGAACCCCGGCTCCCAAGATGGTCCGTTGGGGAATGGGGGCCTTGTTACGCTGAGCAGCTTGCCGTAGCTCTTCCTGAGTGATCTTAGGTGCAGTCTGCAGCTTTTGACGGATACCACGGGTCTCAAGTTCTTCTTTCTTGACACCGGGAGTCGTCTCAAGTTGCTTAAGGATCTGTTCGCCGGTACCCTTCTTTTGTTTCAGGGTCTCGATGGCCTTGTCAATGGCTGAAAAGAATCGGCCGACCTTGCCACCCTTTTCATACTTCTGAATCAGGCCACCCAGTTCTTTCTTTACTGGGTCCTCAAGGGCTTCGCCAATGACGCCGATGGTCCCACCAAAACCGGTTCCAATCCCGTAATTGATGGCCTTAGGATCCACAATAGGAGACAGGTATTCCACAGGAGCCGCTGCTACCTTACCTGCTACGCCTGCCTTCTTGACGGTACCAAGGGCCTTGTTTAATAAGGCTCCTGGCACAGGTATCTGGCCTAACATCTCGCCACCGGCATAAGCAAAGTGTTGAAGAGCCCCTCTAGGCTCGTCAATTCCCATCTGCTTACGCACGCCCTCCTTGATTCGCCCTGCTTGCTTATCAGCCTCAACAGAGAATTCGGGGGCGTACTTTTCATCTACCAAACCAAGCAGCGATGGGATGGCAGCCGTGTTGTAGTAGATGCCAGGGGTTCCTTTGCCAACCCCAACTTCACCCTTCTCATTGATGCCGGCCCACTGGCTTCTGAAGCCAGCAATGGCCTGGTCTAAGGCAGAAGATGCTTTTTTCTTTTCTTCCTTTAAGGAAGCCGTCAGGTTCTTGATCTTCTCGGCCTTACCGCCATCCTCATATTTGCGCTTGAGATCATCCATCACTGATTCTCCCGGAGAATTCGTTGAATTGTGGCTTCATCGTCTTCCTCGGTAGCGGGTTCAGGAACGGTTGCAGGCTTGACAGGGGTGCCTTCAGGGTACGCTGTTCCTACAGCCCCTGAGATGGCCTTCATGCGGTTAGCTGCTCTCTCTTGCTGCTTTGTAAATTCGCCAGCACTCTTCTCAAGACGGCTCAAGACACTATCAACTTCAGGCAAGTTGCTCGACTTCAGCATCGTTGCTACTTCACCTGCTGTCTGCTCATCTAATGTCGACCTCGCCTGCAGATACTTAAGAACACGACCCACCACGGTACCAGGGGATCCTGTGGCTACATTGACGGCTTCTCCTGCCACGTCTAGGACATTAGCAGATCTCTTCAAGTCTTCAATGGCTTCCTTCTTGTTAGCCGTCCTACTATTTCGAATGACCTCTTGGGCGTTCCTAAACAGTTCGGCTTCACGCTGGAGAGCTGCCTCAAATACCTTGTATTCGGCTGGGTTGTCAAACAAGGCCTCAAGACGCTTACGAGTAGCAGGGGCACCAATGACACGCTGGGCAGCATTGATCTGCTGGGGAGCATCCATGATCTTAGTCAAGATCGACTGGGCGGCTCCAATTCTCAATGCATCTTTCTCGGCATCAGACATCCCACTAACCAGCTTGCGGGCTTGCTCAGGCAGCATCTTAGGTGTCAGGTAGTCATCTTTGCCAAGACGAAGGGCATCGAGAACCTCCATGTCACCGGCATACTTGGCACGGGCAGCGGCGTACTCAGGCACGTTCTCGTCAATGACTCCGATGTACGCCTTGCGAAGATCCTTAAGTGCGTTGGCTTCTGCCTTTGCCATGCCCTTACCTTGATAGCCTTTGTCAATCAGGGCATCAATGCCTCGCTTGATGTAGTCAAGGGTCCGGACATCTGGAATCTTGCCAACTGAGACCATGTTACCATCGGCATCTAGGTTATAGATGTCATTCAAGACGTACTTGCTTGGATCCTCGCCACGGAGTTCGGCAGCCCTTGCTTCCTTATTAGCGATTCTCTGGGCCTCTCTAAATGCATCCTTGAAGGTCTCATCTTCCAAGACTTTCAGAAGTCGGGTATCGTCAACCGACCCATGGGCATAGGCGCGGTCATACATGTTGTTGGCATTAGCACGCAAGCGTCCTACTAACGAATCTTCGGTTGCCGTAAAGTCTTGGCCCTTGGCCAGGGTCCGGCTAGTTCTTTCGCCAACCAAATCACGACCTTGTTCTAGCCGTTCCTCTAGTGGGGTTCCCAGGGTCTTCCTGCCTTTACCTGGTAACGTGACAACGGCTTCACCTAGTGTCTTGGTGGAAGGGGTCACGTCCATCAACATGGGTTTGACTCCCATCTTCTGGTCGGCAATCATCTTAGCTCTCACATCTGCCGGAGTCATCTCATCACGACTCATGGCCTCCAAAACTTTCATGGTGGCACGGTCTTCAACACTCTGGGTCGATGGTGACACGACATTCTTTAGTGCCTTAGCGCCACGGACCCCAAGGTCAACTCCCTTAGCAACGACAGGGCCTGCTACGGCACCTGTTGCACCGCCAGTCACGGCACCCATGCCACGTTCACCCTCTGTCGCAGTACCTGCCCCTGAGATGGCCCCAGTACCTGCCCCAACGGCAGTTGCCTTACCCATCTGGCCTGTCATGAATCTAGGCAAGACTTGGCCTAGCTTTTGGGCAGCTTGTGCCATACGGGCTCCACCAACAGCAGAAGCCACTTGGGTACCCGGCACAAACATGGCAGCCACTGTAGGGACGGCACCAGAGACCAGTTCGGTACCGATAGCAGTAATTGGGTATCTCTCAGCAAACTTTTGATAAGACTCACGCTCCTCACGAAGCACATCTTCATAAGGACGGCCTTCCATCTTGGCACGGACCCTGGCAACGGCTTCGTCACCAAAGCCAAAACCAAGTCCCTGGCCTACTGCCCGACCAATGTTTGCAGCGCTAAGTTCACCACCCTTTTGCATCTTGACGGGACCGCCATCAGCCATACCTTCAGGGGTGTCTGATGCTCTCCTTGCAGAGGCGCCACTGACCAAGTCTTGCAGCCGCTTCTGGTTGTCAGTAAGGCGACGAGTAGCTGCTGCCTGGGCATTTTTCCAGATGGTCTCACGAGTCTTAGCGGGCTTGTTGATTGAGCCTTGTAAGTCAACCAAGATCTTGCGTTCACCTTCAGTTGGGGCTGCTCCAAAGATCACCTTCAGTTGGCTCAACGCATTGCTGAGAATCAGGTTCTCCAGCTCTGCAGTGGCCGTCTGGGCTTCACTGCTACGGACCAAAGGCACCAGGCGTCCGGCAACTTCACGGGCACCTGCCGTTGATCCTTCATAGGCCACCTCATTTAGCTTCAGGGCCTTTTCAAGTGTCAAGATGACTTCTTTACCGGCAGTAACGCGATCCTTTAACTCGTCTTGCATCTTGAGTTCTGTAGGATTTAGCTTATCTTGACCTTGACGGACTAGATCTTTTACCCGACTGTTGTAGTCCGTGGTACCTGGAACAAAGCCCTCATCTGCGGCAATCTTCCCTTGCGGTGATTGCGGCTTAGTCGATACACCCTCAGCACCGCTTGGAGGTATGTGAACCAGCTTGTCATACCGACGCTTGTACATGCGCTTGGCTTCAGGAGGCGTATTTGGATCATTGATCTTAGCAATCAGCTGATCTATCTCAGTACCCTTTTGGGCTCCTCCCCTTGTGGTCAGATAGTCAATCCGGGCTTTTGCTGTCTTTTTAGCTTCAGCTGTTGCATTGGGATCATCAATGATCTCTTGCATAGCCATGACTTCAGGCACCCTTTCCTTTGGTACTGACCTAGCAAGGGTAGACAGGGCACTGATCTTGGTCTTCATACCTTCAGACTTGGTATCTAAACCAGCCATCCGATATTTCAGGTCAAGGTCTTCTAGTTCTTGTTGAGACTTGCGGCGCTCGCCTAAGATCCCTGCGGTAGCCTCTGAGACGTTAGCAAGGCCCTCAGAAAAGTGGCCTGTCCTAGTTGGCTTACCTAAGGCGGCAGCAATCCTAAAAGCGACCTCAGAGTCGCTAGGACCCAAAGATCTTTTTAAGATTCGATCACGTGCCTCGTCAAGAAGGCGTTCTTTTTCTGTTGCTTGACGATCTGTCTGCTGAAGGTATTTTTTCAACAGGTCATTGAGATCCTTGGTGTAAGGATTTTGGGCAGAACGAGAGATGTAGCCTGCGGTGTCAGCAACGGCGCTGGGTCCATCAGACACGCCACCGGTGTCGAGATCATCGTCTTGTTCATTCATCAGCGCCATGTGCTACCCCTCATCACTTAAACATGTTCTTAAAGCCGTAGTACGTCGCAGCACCTTGAGCCAGCTGAGACAGCGGCGAAGGTTGATACACGCTGCCAGGACCTGTAGAAGTCGTTGACGTACTGGTCGGAATCTCAAGACCACGAATTGCTGCATTAAGGAACGCAATGTTGTTGCGGTCGTAGTCACGCTGAGACAAGAAGTCGGCGTAGGCTTGATCAAGATTGCGCTGCTGTTGCTGCTGTTGCATTTGACCTGCTGCCTCAAGGGCTCCGATGTTCTGTAGGCCCATGGCTTGTTGCATCTGGCCCAAGGTCCCAAGTTGTTGGGCAGCTTGCAGTTGACGGGTGTAGTCTTGACCTGCGAATGTGCCGGCTTGCTGACCAAGGTTAGCTAGCTGCTGGGCTGTGGCTCCTGCCATGTTTCCATAGACTTGGCCAAGGGCCCCTAGTTGGGCGCCTGCCTGACCGTATCTTGCTAGGTCTGCCCCTGCTAAACCTGAAGCTGCCTGACCCATTGCTGCTTGCTGTTGGGCACCAGCTAACATACGCTGATAATCTGCAGAAGTCAAACCTGCCATTGATTGGCCGATAGCCGCTTGCTGACCTGCTGCTGACAGAAGCCGCTGGTAATCGGCAGAAGACAGTTGAGCAGCTTGCTGACCAAACTGGGCTTGTTGTTGAGCAGCCTGCAATTGACGGGCCCGATCTTCTGCTTGCCTTTGCGCAGCTTGACCATAGCCCTGTTGCAAAGCCTGTGATTGGGCAGCCAGGGTAGATTCCTGAATGTCTCGCATAGCACGGCCCATAGCTTCGCCTTGGCGGCTGCCACCAAATTGGCCTGCTGCTATTGCCCTATCTTGGATCTCTGGAAGCAAATTTTCACGAAGATTTCGTTGACCTAGCTTACCGATCCGCTCAATGACTTGTTCTTGATACGGGTTTAAGTATTCCTCAATGCCACCAACCCCGGTTTCGGCACCACGGTTAGCTAATTGACTAGCTTGCTGCATATATGGATTGGCAAGACCTGCAGTGTCTGCAGCGCCAGAAATTGCAGTACCTAGACTAGCTTGCTGCATGTATGGGCTGGCAAGAGCCGCGGTCCCTTGGGTTCCGATACCTGTCAAGGCAGAAGCCTGATTAAAGTAGGGCTGCGCAAGACCTGCAGTATTGCCGACTTGCTGGCGCAATAGGTTACTGGCTTCACCCAATACAGGGGCTGATGCGGCATATGGGTTGTAGCCCTGGGCTTGCTGAAGATACGGCAATGCTTGATTTAAGGCACTACCCTGGCCACCTTGGGTTGCAGAAGAGATGGCCGAAGTCATTGTGGGGGCGTAGGTCCCCTCAAGATCAAAGGTCTTGTTATAAGCTGCTGTCTGCCCAGGATCCAAGCTAGCGATCCTTTGATCACCGTAGGCACGATAAGGCTCTGCTGCAATCGCGTTGGCGCGGCTGATCAGGCCTTGTGTGTAGTCACTGTACCAGGCAGGAAGATCGGTTGTCGTCTCGCCATACGTCGTAACGGATGGAGGAGGACTTCCTTGGAACAGGAAATCAAGGACTCCCATATCAAGCTCCCTTCAGATAAGCCAACGGGCTTTTTGCGTCGGGACTAATCTTGCCTTGTGACAAGTTTTTTCCCTTATGTTTGCGGATGCTAGATCTCATCTGATCTAGGCGGCTAGCACCTGCCTCAGATGATCCATTACCAAGCATGGCGACTGTCTCGGCATCGATCACGTATTCGCCGTCACTGAGTAAGGCGTCAACGTCATCAGACCTACCATCAGCACCGCCACCAACATTCATGCTCCTGACCATGTTCAGACCACCTGCTGCCATACCAGGAGGGGTCCCGTATTGGTAGTAGGCCGTCTTAGGATTTCGATTGATCGGACCCTGACGAGCAGGTTGTGGCTGTTGAGGCATCATTCCAGACATGCCTTGGGGAGCTGCCATTGGCATGCCACCTTGCATCTGGGCTAAGGCACCCTGACGCTTGGCCATGGCAGCCCGCTGTTGCATGGCAGCCATTACGGCTTCTCTTTGGCTCATAGCGTTTTGTGGAGTCTGTGGCATACCGATTTGTGGGCCAGCTATGCCACCATCGGCATAACGCTGCTTGTATTGAATCAGGCCACCTGTCTTAGACTGGACAGGAACCGGCTCAAACCTCGTGTTTAAGAAGAACCTGTGCTCACCTGGGCGTTCACCGTAAGAAGTCAAGTCACCGCCATAAGCTTGCTGGTCACGAAGGTAATTGTAGTAGTCTAGAGGACGATCAAAGTTTTCATCTCTCGTACCACCTGGAGATGGGGCTCCACCACCCGGAGGTTGATCGCCACCTGACAAGGCGCCACCGGCAAGGGCTACAGCGGCTAAGGTAGTCAGCGGATTCTCGACAGCATAATTCATTGCTGCCTTACCGATGTCAGACATATTGATATCGCTGAACTCAAAATTCTTCAGCTTATCACCTAGGCTCTTGCCTGCTCCCTCAGTAGCTGCTGTCATTGATGGCGCAACAGGTGGGACATTTGGAGCAAATCCCGAAGCCGACACGGTACCCTCAGGTGTCCCCATACCATAGGTCTTACCACCTGTACCCGTCCAGACGTCCGGTGTGCCATCAGCATAAGCAAAGTCGTCTAGGGCACCGACTCCTACCTTCATGCCGGCCTGACCGACACCAGGCTGGATACCAACGGATGTGTTAGGGATCCCGGCAAGTAAGTCATAGTCAACTTGGTTAGGTGCTAAACCGTAAGCGCTGCTTGTCCCGCCCTTATAGCTGAGTGGAGTATCTTTTGTAATTGTCGGAATCTTCAAGCCTTCGCTAGGAAGATTAACTCCTTCTAGCAAATAATTTTGAGGAACTTCCGGTTTTAGCGGAGAAGGTTGATTCAGGTTAGTCGCAGCAGATCCTGAACCTGGCCGGTTTTTAAGAAAAGCTTCGCCTGCCTCATCTGTTAAAGAAGGATCTCTAACAAATAGATTATCTATTTCACCACTTATATCAGGACTAGATAAACTAGGATCTCTAGTAAAAAATGCATCATCAGGAGTCGCTGCATTTCTAATGATGTTTTCAATGGGGTCATCAACAAGGGATGAAGCCCCTGGTGTTGGATAATAAGTTTCCGGCATCAACGTATTAGCCGGCTGACTAGAAAGCTTTGGTGAAGTGTAGTATGTATCAGGGGTAGCTGCAGAAGCTAACAAGGCCTCATCAGGAGTGGCCGCTGCAGCGGCGGGCGAGAACGCGCCACCACCTGTTAAATAATCAAAGCCTGCTGCTCCAGCACCAGACGTGATACCGGCCATCACGCCGCCTTTGATAGCCTCATCAAAATCTTCACCTTGAGCAAGGCCTGCTGCCGTGTTACCGGCAGCTGCTCCTGCCCCAGTTGCTACATAGGTTCCTGCCGTTCCCAAAGCTCCCAGTGAGGGAGCAATCATGGGTCCTAAGATAGCAGCCCCTGCCATCGTAGCTATGGCAGTCAGTGGATCATCTAAGATAGGTTGAATGACGTATTTGTCGACGGCTTGACCCACGTCCTTGACAACGTCAACAACCCCCTCAACGACGCTACCGACGGCTTCAACAGCCCCGCCAATAACGTCCCCAACAAATTCGACGACGGCTGTCATTGTTCAGCTCCTCCACGAGGGGTTCCTAGCTGCAAAGCAACCTGATAGTCGCCGTTGTCCATCATCTGGACGTTGTATCCCATACCAGGGTTTGGCGGGTTCTTTGCAACATTTCGGAAGATATTGATCAGACTCTGATCTTTGAATTGAGTGACCAGGGTGTCAAAGCCAGCCTTGTAAGCATCAATAACAAACTGGAAACCGGAGGCCATGAAGTTCTGGGCGGTGTCAGCATTCAATGCCCTGAACATCCCCTTGCGAGGTTCTTTTTCAGAAGCATGAATCACATAGATGGTGTTGCCGTAGCGAAAAAACTTGCTCCCTGGCATCTGGACTTCTTTGACGAAGGTCGCGTAGACGAACTCTACGGCGTACTCGCTTTGGGTATTTTCTGCGGCAATCCTCAGAACGTCCCCAACGGGCAGCATCTCTTGTTTGCTATCGACAACAGGCATGATCAGATCCTCACGTTAAACAGTGCGGCGCTGAAGACGTTCCCCATGCCAGCACTCAAACTGAGCACCATGCCGTCAGGAGCCTCAACTGGATGTGAGAGGTATCGATCGTCCCTCTCTGTTCGGTTGAGGATCTCAGGCACAATGCCCTTCTCCAAATCTTTGAACAGCAAGAGGGTCTCTAAGAGTCCGCTCGCTCCCATCGTATGGCCGATTCGCTGCTTATACGATGTCGCTACAAACCCACTCAAGGTGGAATCTAGGGCCGTTTTTTCGGCCGCATTATTAGACTTGGTCCCAGTTCCATGAGTCTTCACGATTTTAATTTGTTCTGGGTTAATTTGACAAAATTCAAGTGTTCCTTTAATGGCCCTGACAAACCCCTGACCGTCTTCTCGTTGGCCGATCGTGTTCGTCAAGACTTCCGTAGCCGTGTAAGCCGAGACCAGTTCAGCCGTGATCTCTAAGCCAGAACGGCGTACGGCTTCCTCAGACTCGAAAACTGCTAAGGCAGCTCCTTGCCCTATATAGAACCCGAAGTTCTTCTCATCAAAGGCGCTAGGAACGACTTGATGGGTCTTGGCCATGCTTTCTGTCAGGGTAGCCTTAGCTTCCCCAAAGAACTGAAGGGTCATATTGTTGACCTGATCTTCAACAGCTAGGACAATGACCCGGTCAAACCCGTAAAACTTGATCAAGGTCTGTACATCCATCAAGACCTTCAGGCCAGAGGTACAAGCCGTGGCGTCAGTTGCCGTGTGATCAATCTCCCCGCACTGCGCAGCAACCCGGCCTGCGTAGATCTGGGTCAGGGACAACGGGAGGATCTTATAGTTGTAGCTCATCTGGTTGTCGATCTTCATCTTGTGACCCTCGGCAGCAAAGTTGCTGTTACCAGAGGCTAGGATGAAGGCCGTCTTACCCGGCTGGGTTTGTTTCAACAATGAAAACAAATCAGGGGTCAATATCTTTTCGGCAACTGCATGGGGCGGGCAGACAAGGCCTGTCTTGACCCTGGAATAGGTATCAGGAAACCAGTGCAGCTTTTGCGGAAAAGGATGGTCTTCAAAGAGTTGAGCATCTTCCGTACACACGGTGCGCTCTAGGGTCAGAAAGATTCTCATCGGAACATCCTGACTGCTTCTTCAAAGCTTTGAGGTTGTCTACGACCCCACTGTTTCAAAAAATCCATGCATTCGCGAGGAGTCTTGACTTGCATCTCCTGGCTTTTTTCGTCTTCTATGTCAAAGACCTCACATAGATAAACGGTGCACATGAGCATGTCTAGGCTATCAAGGCCTGTCTCAGAAAGATCTTGATCAAGATCTTCGATGGGAGATAGTTCGTCGTGAAACGGTTTTGCTTTTTTAGCTACTTCTTTCAGTAGCATGAGAAAATCTTGGTCTGTCATGAAACCACCTGTACGAAACGCTCCGCCCATGTTCGCCAGTCGGTGAAATCATAAGGGTTAGGTGGATTCTTTTGACTCAGCCCCGAGATTACGCAGAACTGCAGGCCCCACTCTTGCCATTGTGTTTCATCGTCTAGCCTCCTAAGGGGACTGTAATTGTCCAAGTCCAATATCACCTGGTCTGCCCAATCCCTGAGGCCGATTATAACGGGCTGCGTAATCACGTGGAACCACTTTCATCATTAACTGCCCCCAAAACATTACCATCTGCAGGTGCTACGTGGGCAATGATCTGGCCCATCTGATAGTCACCATTCAGCGTGTTTGAGGTAAACTTAAACCGCAGTTCACGACGTTCTTCTTTGAACCAGACAACTTGCTCATACGGGGTTGACGGATTGGCATAGACGATCCGCTCAGGTCCGGGGACCTCTTTGGCCTTGGCATTTGCCCGTCCGGTCAACTGAACTGTCATATTTTCTGACTGCACAAAGTCGGGTTCAATCATCTCGACCCGGATCCACTTGTTTTGTGGATTACCACCAACAAGCATGCTCATGTCAGCCGTCTCAAACCAGGACGGGATTGCCGTGATAAATTGGCCATCAACTTCATCTCGGCCCCTATCGTGCTGCCAGACCAGATAACCTTCTTCTGCCTCAATAATCCTTTGATCCCCTTCTTGAGTGATCCGCAAGTCGTCGTTTTCGGTGATCCGGTTATTAGGTCTAAAGCTAGACTGGCTAACTCCCGTTAGCAAAGGCGCCGCGTACACCGGTGAAAATTCGCCTGCAGAACGGCCTCCATTAGGAAGTTCTGTGTCATACCAGGTATTTTCCTTGATGTTAAAGATGACGGCATGTGTGCATTCAGTAGCATCCCCTCTTGGATAACACCACCAGATCTCACCAAAGCGAGGTACCTTGAATGAGAAGACTTTTTGAGTAGCTTGCCTATTTAGACCATCAAAGAAGTAGTTGATGTTTAAGTTGTTGGGGACCTCTCGGACCACGCCGTTAAACATCAAAAATCGATCTGTGCCGCACCAAAAATACTGGCCGTCATACTCAATGACCGAGTTAGGACTCAAGATACTGGAATTGCTGCTAATTGTGTCAAACTGGAAGACAGAAGTACCACCCACAAAAGAACAACGAATGACGGCATCAGCAGACCAGTAAAGGCCGGCCGGCGCATTACCAGGACCCCCACGTAAGGGGAGACCACGAACGATCTTTTGGGCAGCAATACGAGCATTTCCTGAACCGATGCCTGTCAAGTTTGTCGGTTCCCCAGCAACTGACCATCCAAGGAAGCCGTCAGATCCAAAGTAGGTCAAGTAAGGATGCAAGACGCAAACGCCGCCGTTAACATTAGCCCCTGCCGGAAAGATAGTCACTTCTTGAAGAGCTGCGGTACCTGTGAGTCCCCCAACGAACAACTGACCGCCGACATTGTTGCAGATGCAGTTACCGTTAGGAGCTACCTGGGCAACTAACATATTGACAGGCGGAAGACCTGTGCTGTCATACATCACGTCAAACTGCCACTTATTGGCATCATTGACAGCCAGGGTAAGCGGTGTACGGTTAATGATTAGGCTAGTAGCCCCTTGGGAATCGATGACAAACCGCTCAATAAATCCTGCAGAGCCCGAATGGAAGTACGTACCCCCATTCTCCGTGTAGGTCTTGATGCCTCGGCTGATCTCAGACAAGTAGCGGTTGATGGCAGTATAGCCGCCGATCTTACGAGGCAAGCCCCGTTGAAATCGGACCCACTGTCCGTCAACATAAAAATCTCCCTCATACTTGGTACCGTCTCGCTTGATACCCGGTAATGACTTAAGAATGACCGGGGTAGCTTCCATCAGTATGTTCCACCATTGATAGGATCAAGGCCAATGGCCACTTGGGCAGCAGCTTGAGAAGCTGCAGTAAAGATACCAATACCTGTTGCTGTGCCTCCTAAATTGATTAAGGCGTTGCCGGCAGTCGTGGCCCCTGTTCCACCTTGACTAATGGCAATTGGAACGGAGATCCCTCCTGTATCTGCAATGACAACATTCGTGCCATCACAATACATGATGGTTCTAGATCCCTGGTTAACTGTAGAACCAGTGGCTGCTGCCGTCTTGATGGTCAGGGTATAAGGGCCGGTAGTATTGTTGGCCACCCAGTATTGCTGAACCGTTGGAGGCACAATGACGCTGCGATTACCTGTCAAGGCACCTGTAAAGTTGTATGAGATCCGGTTAAGTTCAGAGCCTGTCAATGTATAGGCACCCGAACCCGCGATATTGATCGACGTATAGTCAAATGCAAAGACAGGTGCTTGCCCGTAACCGATCGTGTAGAACGCAACACCGTCGGTAAAGATGGTTGCAGAATCCCCCGGCTGGAACGTCAAGCCAGATGATCCATTGATCTGTTGTGATCCTGCAGGATCCACAATTAGGGCACCAGTTCCCTCATTTCTTAAATTGATAAACCAGTTGTCTCCAACGGTTCCTGCATTAGTCAGGTTTAAGACACCGGCTCCCCCAACCCAAATAAAGGTCTTTGCTCTGTCAGCAACCCCTGCGGTATACGTGGAACTAAATGAGGTGACTGGCATGGCAAGAGACAGCAATGAGCCTATTGCCACAAGACCGGTTCCTGCTAAGGTCGCCGCATTTGCCGTAGACACTTGGGCGCCATATAAAAACGCCTCCCAAGTACCACCAGTTGTGGTGTTATCGGTCAGGTAGATTTGCCAAACCGATCCGCTAACCGGGGCGATGACTTGGTTTCCCTGATAGTCCTGGACTATAAAGGTTTCTGAACCCACGTTATTGATCAAGACCGTTTGGCCATTTGATGCCTCAGTGGCATCTGGAAGCGTCATGATCAGATTAGGAGTCGTCGCCGTAACGTCCATGATGATGGCCATCAAGTTAGACGATGGGGCCGTCTCTAGTGGCCAATCAAATGACGTATTTGCATTTAACGTTACGGCCGAATAACTTACAGTCGACGGACTGATATTAGATCCGCCAAAGATGTTGGTGTAGACAGTCATATCAGGCCTCGTTTCTTATGGCGCCACGGTCTAAGATCTTCTTCAGGTCTTCACCATTCAAAGCTTGTGCTGCCATGGCATACATGTTTTGCCAGATCGGAATCCGCTCATCATTCTTCAAGAATGGGGTCGCCTCAAGAAGAGTTGCATACAACAGCAAGTTCGGGGCGTATTCGGTGAGCCAGTTCATCTGGTTGTTGTCATCAAGTAGTGCAGGCAGCTCATAATACAAGATCTCGATGGGATAGTTCTCATCAGGAGTCGGCACGAGCAGCCAGTTTGTATAGTTGTAGTCAGCATAAAATTCCGGGGTCCCAACCTCTGTTTGGTCAGGCCAATACATCCGGCAGTACTCATAAGCCCGTGGATACACTTGGCTTCTGGTATTATTTTGGTTACCAGTCCCCACGTTCATGCTGATGGTCTCACGCCAGCGATCTGGTTTTGCTAAGACAGCTACACCACTTTGCAAAGTAGTGACGACGACCGTCTGAAAACCCTGGATCTTCAGATCGCGACTGATCCTGCGCTCTGCTAACGTGATTAAATTTGGAATCTGCGCATAGACCAGAGGATCTGTCGAGGCAGAACCTCCACGTTCTAGATAGCTTCGAACATCGTTCTTCAGCGTTGTGAAGGTCATTGCTGCTGGCATTACGCATTCCTCTCAAAATAAAGCGTCACCGACCACTAGGGGTTGTTATGCCAAGCTTAGCGGTGATGCCGATGATTGTCAGGCCGCAGATAATGATCAGCAATCCCCAAACGCCTTTTTTAGCTATGTCAAGGCGGAGTTCTCTCCAGAATTCTGTTTGTGCTTTGGCGGCTTGAATCATCTCGTCATGACATCTTTTATGCCCCTCAAAGTCAACGCTGCCGTCATCATTGCGAGGGAATGCACCATTGAGCTTGCGGAGCTCCGCAAGGATCTCATCAAAACGTCTATCAATATGCGCATTGTCGCTTTTTGCGAGATGCACTCCCTCTTCAGTCATTCTTACTCTTCCTTATTTTCCGGTTTTGGTAGCTGTTCTTCTGCTTGGGCTTTAATCTTCATCACTAAGGGATACACTCCCGCTTTAGTGGGAAGGTCTCCAATGATTTGCAATACAACGTTGATTTCTTCAACTGTCAGTTTAAGTGTCAGTTCCATGTTTTCTCCAAAATTTGTCTCTCATCAAGGGCTGAGAGACTTTGCCCTTAATTAAACAATCTTAGATCCTTGCTGCAATTGTGCCAGGGTTAGACCCCCGGTGTACTGAAAGTGCGGAAATTCACGAAACCTTTTCCAATCTCCTGCCCACTCTAGTCCGGCTGCTTTGCCGAGCCTGCCAACAGCTTGCCATACGGGGTCTTTGGAGTCCCAGACCGGCTTCCCGTTACGCACAGGAACCACATCCACAGCACACCTATAATTATGAAAAGACTGACCGGCTTTGGCATTAGTGACAATCCTCCCAGGCGCAGTCCTGCCTTGGGCATACAAAGCGTCCTGACTCGCATTGTCTCGATAAGTGCTAGTCACTAACAAGTCAATGCCTTCGTCATCTGCTGCTTTGATAAACGCCTCAACACGACTTTTGACTTGTGGTAGTAAGTCTTCTAGCTTACGGCTATTGATCATCCCTTAGTTGCCATCCCAACAATGCCTGCTAGGCCAAGGCCGACGGTCACTATATTATTTGCTAATTCTGGAGCCACCGGTACCCCGACAGCCGTCAAGAACAGCAAAATCCCACGCCATGTCGAGGGTTCTTTTGCACGATCAAGAATATATTGTTTCATCATTCTCTCCTTTTGAAGTGTTTAAGATAAGGAAGGACTTAAACAGGCTTGGGTACTTGCTCGTTAAACTGTGCTACCAGCTTCTGCCACAGAGGATGCGCTCCTGACTGCGTTGGCAGGTTGCCGATTACCTGTACGATAAACTGCGCTTCGTTTTGGTCTAGTTAGAATTTCATGCGTTGCCTTTCAATGCTGCGATTTCTGCTTTCATCTCGTCAATCATGGCTTGCTGTTCTTGGATGGCTTTCAGCAGCATTATCGGTAACACGGAGAACTTGATTGACTTGCTGTATTCGCCTGTGCCAACTTTCTCTGTGTATTCCTCTGTTCTTGCTGGCTCAACTTCATTACCCTCTTCATCAAGCACCGCAGGTACTTCACGGGTATTTACCTCATCCCTCGTTTGCTCGTCAGTAATCACAAGACCGGGGAATACTTGCTCGACTTCTTGAGCAATTAAACCAAGCTCTTTAGGCGTTCCATCGTCGTGGTTGTACCAGTTGTATTTGACTACGCGCAGCTTTGCCAAATCTTCAGCATAGCCATCACGGGCTGTTTCAATGTTTTTTTTCCACTTGGCATCTGAACGTGCTGTGACTGTGCCATTCGACCAAATTTTGTAGATGTTTACGCCTGTATTTTGCTCGGCTGCAAAAACATACGATGTAGTGTTATTTGGGTCAGCAGCGGTATATTTAACAAATATCCCGTAAGGAGTTGCATTACTATTGAAGAAACGAACAATGTCATTGGAAGCACTATTGTTAATAGTATGAGCCGTACCTGCGTAGCTGTACGTTCCATTGTCTGCAAAACGAGAATACCCATCGCTGGTGATACGAGCGCGTTCGGTATCAGAATTAGAACCTGATGGGCAAGTTCTAAAACTTATGTAGCCACCTTTTGCGCCTGTAGCTGCTTGTTCAATTCCTATCGAACCAAGAAGACCTTGGCTTGAGCCACCGTTAAGTCTTCCCCCTGCTGTTGTAACATCTAATAGTTGGTATGAGTTTACAAAACCATTACCATCAATAGCGCAGTAACCACCACTAGAATAGGTTACAAACTTTCCATAAGTGCTAGGCGAAGTCGTACCAATCCCCACGTTGCCATTATCTTGGAGATACAAACCGGTAGCTCCGTTGGCATAAATGCCGAGAACATCAGTACTCCCTGTTGTGTTTGTAGAGTCAATAATCCAGTTTTCACCGCCAGTCGCAGTAAGATCGAAGAACGCTCCTGTGCGGGCAGAAGTTGCAATCTTCATTTTTGCACTAGCTGCTGGAGCGCTTGTTGTGTTTAGCAACAAACTCTGCGAGCTATTCACCCGCAACGCTTCCGTACCACCTGTACCAATAGCTACCGTATCCGCAGCAGGGAAGAATATGCCTGTGTTGCTGTCTGTGCCTTCATAGGACGGGTTGGACGCAGTACCATCTACGCCGCTGACTCCGTTTGTGCCGTCTAATACGAGTGGCATGGTTATGCTCCTTGTTCCGGTCTTTGTGGCAGTACATAGCCTACCAACTGATTATTCTCATCAAACGATGGTGTTGAATTCGCTGGCAAATCTCTTAACGCCTGACGATATGTAGCCCATGCTTGCTTTTGCTCTGCCGTTAGCGGTGAATCTGCAAACTGTGTCCAATCACATTCACGCAAGTGAGCATTACGGATTCTTCTTAGTTCCCATTCTGGTGTCATGTTAGCCTCCGCAATACTGGATAGTTGCGTTGCAATACGCTGTATGTTGGCTGGCAGTTCCACCGCCAGCAGAAACCCTGTATCGTGGCTGAATCGTAAGCGTTTGACTGGCTGTAGCACTCACATAAAAAGATGTTGTTATAGACATATTCCCGTCATTCGTGCCGTCTCCCCAGTTATTCGGGTCGTCCCTACCAATTCTTCGCGTTGCAGTACCACCTAAGTTGGTATAAAAAGTATCGTAGATATAAGCATTGGCGTGAAACGCGATACCATTAATGCAGACCAAATATGTTCCAGCAACATCAAAAGTAACCGTCAATGTGCCGGATGAATTCGACATTGTGACGTAGTTGCTATCGTCAGTCGTTCCTGTAGATGGGGCAGTAGTTGTCGTTCCAATTATGTCGGAGGGATTCCATGCAGTCCATTGATAAGAGGCTAACGTAGAAGCACGGTATGTCCATGTGCCATTAGCGTCAATTCTCGCAGACTCAACACCACCCTCGGTAAATGCAATCGTATCTGCTGCCGGGAAGAAAATACCTGTGTTGGTATCACCTGATGTCGTAATACTCGGAGCCGCTGCTGTTCCTGCTTGTACCGTCGTAGGGCTAGTCACAAACGTCGCAGCACCACCTGATGTCAGCGTAATAACGTCTGTGCCGCCTACCTGAATAGCTGCGCTGCCGTCAACATTGGCTTTGATCGAGGCTGTCAATTGGATTCTCCTTCATCTGCTGGCAATGGTTCGTTGCCAGATTCCATCCAAGCCTTAAACTCTGGATAGTCTGCGGTACAAGTCAAACGGCATAGTCCGTCATCGTCAATACGAGCGTAGATTGTTTGTCCGTCTCTATCGGTTGTCAGTATTTTGAAGATCATAGTTCAGCACTCCATCCGAGATAGGCAGAAGCATTGTTGCTATACATATTTGTCATATATCCAGCAACACCACCAGAAGCGGTAGTAAAGTTTGTTACCGCTAAATATTCTCGTGTGTCGCCACCATAAGTTGGTACGGCAGAACAAGCAATACCTCCACCAACACTAGAAACCATTGCATAATGGTTTGCAGTTCCAGATTGTTCTAGCGCTGTAGGTCTTGTTCGCATCGTGACTGGGAATGTCGTAATTACACCGCCAGCCGTTGAGCTGTACCATTGCCCACTAGACGACAAAAAGCCACTCGTAGTTCCAGTTGAAACCCGATAGTAGTATCTCTGGCATAACTGCAACTCCGTACCATACGGTCTGTAATCAAAGCTCGTCGCTGTGCTGCCTTTTTCTAGTTGTACGCCGGTGATGTAGAAGGTTGCGCCGTTGGTTCCGACTACGCTGACTGCGCCTGTGGCTG